CCGGCTGATGGTATGTACATCGGCTACGGCAATACGAGCGGAGGCCGGACAAGGATCTATGGTGAAGGATCTACGACTAGCCACTTTTACCCTGACTCATCGGGCAACCTGTTCCGTAGCGATGGTGTTGCTTACATTCACTCAAGCAATGTCGGGAACTACATCGTACCGCAGACCAACTACACGACTGCAATCAACGCAAGCGGGTATACGTGGATTCGCATACCCTACGCAAGTGGTGATTCATTCAACGGCGGTCAGAGCCCGGTCGAGTTCTATGTAACCCGCAGCATCTACGACAATAGCAGCACGCCATACGGTGGACCGACAGCCAAGTTCGTAATCCAGAGCATGGAGTGGCACAACGGTCAGCAGATGGGTACGATTCAGTATGGTGAGCGCGGAGACAGTGCTAGTCTTGGTGCCGCTAACTGGATTACACATGCCAAGGTAACAAACTTGTCTGGCGGTGGTTACTGGGTCTACATGCGACTCAGGACTGGAACTGCTGCTGGTGTTACCTACATGTTCCGCAGGTCTTTAGTCGGTGGCCAAGGTCTTAATCTGTCGGCCATTGAAGCGACAACCGATCCAGGCGGTGCCGCGACTATTTACTACGGGTTCAACCTGATCTCAGCGGGTACTGAGGCGAGGTTTTACCGCGATGGAAACATGGTTCTGGATGCAGGGACCTACAACAGCTACGCCCTCCCTCTCACGGGTGGAACGCTGACTGGAGCCCTGACGGCCACCAGCTTCTCAGGTGCCGGCACCGGACTCACCGGAACTGCGGCGAGCCTAACCGCAGGTGCCGTTGCGTGGACTGGTGTCACTGGAAAGCCGACGACCATCTCTGGCTACGGCATCACTGACATTGTCTCGTCCAACTCGGGATCACCTGTCGCTGCGGACACTACGACCAAGAACGGGTTCTACTACGTCAACTCGAACATCTCGTTGTTCGGTCAGACTGACGGTGCCCTATTCGTCCAGGCTTACGACAATACATGGGCCTCTCAGATCTACCAAGACTACCGCACAGGTCAGCTTGCGATACGCGGAAGGAACTCAGGAACATGGCAAGCGTGGAGAACGGTTCTCGACTCCACCAACTTCCTGACATCAGCGCCAAACTCTGGTGTGACTGCCGGGACGTACAACAACGTCACTGTCAACGCCAAGGGTATCGTTACTGCGGGAAGCAACGTCAGCTACCTCACTGGGAACCAGACGATCTCACTTACGGGCGATCTCACCGGATCTGGAACCACATCGATCACAGCCACCATCGCGGGCGACTCGGTTACGAACGCGAAGCTGAAGACGATGGCGGCGACTACCATCAAGGGAAACAATACTGCGGTCGCCAACGCTCCTGCCGATCTGACCCCTGCTCAGGTGGCGACGATGCTCAGCGGTCAGGCGATGAACATCAACGGTTCATCAGCTTCCTGCACGGGTAACGCGGCGACTGCCACAAACGGTTTCACAGTAAAGCCTGGATGGGCCGGTGCTCAGAACCTCATCACGGGTCTTGCCAACTTCAATAACTCGGTTCCGTCCGGGTTCTACGAGTATTCTGGAGCCACAAACTCTCCGTCTGCGACGTGGTACAACCTGATCAACGTCCGTCACAGCAACACTGGAAACGACCACGGCTTCCAGTTGGCCATGAGCTACTACGACGAAATCCTGTGGTCTCGGACGTATCAAGGCGGCACGGGAGCAAACAACGGTACGTTCACTGCATGGCGAGCCCACCTTCATTCGGGTAATTTCTCGTCCTACGCGCTTCCTCTGACGGGCGGCACACTCACTGGAGCTTTGACAGCCACCAGCTTCTCTGGTGCTGGTACGGGCCTCACAGGCACGGCTGCGAGCTTAAGCATCGGAGGTAGTGCTGGCTCAGTCGCAGCAAGCGGCATTACCGGCCAGACTGGAATGTGGACATCGGCTGCTAGGCCGGGTCCGTACCGCCTCTACCGCCGAGATGTAAACGATGCGTACAGCGTCCAGAATTACTGGACCGGGACGTACTGGAGACTGGATGGATACTACAGCAACGATACGGTCCACGCTGGCTGCAGCGTAGCTTATGCAGACACGGCTGGTAGTGTATCAACGATTGCTGATGGCGCTGTTTCAACCACAGCTAAACTAGCTAACAGTGTTGTCACTTACGCCAAGATTCAGAATGTCGGCTCGTCGTCAGTGCTCGGAAACACGAGCGCATCTGTCTCACAGGCACCGCAGGAAATCACGTTCGCTAACCTCGGGCCGTACATCAACGGCGTCGCTCGCGCCTGGGTTACGTTCAACGAGAACCCGTCCACTGGAGCGATCACGATCAACGCGAGCTTTGGCATCTCCAGCGTCACGCGCATCAACTACGGACAGTACCGTGTCAACTTCAGCACCGCATTCGCAGACGCGCACTACGCGGTTTCTGGCACGATCGGATACGAGTCCAACGGTGGGTACCTGTACGGCGGATTCCTGAACATACCTCGCGTTGCTACGCCAAAGACCACCACCTACTGTGAAGTCACTGCGAGCTACGGTGACGGCAACACCTACAACGCTCGCTTCGTCCACGTCGTGTTCAATCGATAACCCATGAAAGTCATCGTCTTCACTGGAGACACCGGGAATGCCTGTGTGCTGACTCCGGTCTACCCACCAGACCTAACCCAAGAGCAGGAGGTCGAGTTCCTTGCCCAACGTCAGCAGCGCGACATTCCGCCGTTCGCAGACGGCACTTCACGCCAGTCGTTCATCAAGGACTCTGACTCGAGCGAGGTGAAGGAGATGACTTACCTGTTCAGCGCATGGCGAATCGACAGTGCTGGAAACATCACATTGGACAGAGCGGCCGCAGAGGAGTTGAAGCGCAGCCAGTTCCGAGCCCTCCGCAAGCCGCTCCTTGAGAAGCTGGACGTGGAGTTCATGCGAGCCCTTGAATCTGGAGACAGTGTCCTGTTAGCCTCAATCTCGACAAAGAAGAAGGAGCTTCGAGACGTCACGTTAATTGACATGTCGATGTACGACACTCCGAAGACGCTCAACGAGTTCCTTCCAGACTCACTCAAAAACAGCTAGCCCACATGCAAAACAACTACCGCAAGATCGAGCCGGCCCCCGTGCTGGACAAGACCGCCAACGCCATCTGCATCCCGTATGCGAACGTGCAGTTGTTCCAGAACTGCACCGCTCAATACGAGGTGCGCCAGATCACCGAAATCCCGACGCTGCCTGACGGCCAGGTGCTGCCGGCGATGTGGGGTCCGGTGTTGATGACCGGCACCATTGTCCTTTCAGGCGATGACTACAATTCTTGGGGTGCCGACGACAACTACCTCTACGAGAAGGTGGCCGAGAAGCTCGGATTGACCTTGATTTCAGAGACGGAGACTGGTCAGTAATAACCCCGCCGGCACATCGCTGGCATCACAAGGAGAGAAATGACAACTGAGAAGATCACCGAATACCGTTCCACCCTGCTGAACCAGAAGAACGCTCTGGATTCCGAGGTGCAACGTCTCCAGGTCGCCCTGGAGCAGACCAAGAACAACGCCATCGCCACTGCCGGAGCCATCCAGGCTCTCGACAACCTGACCCGCGAGGAGCAGGCCCAGCAGGAAGCTGCCGCAAAGGCCGAGGCCGAGAAGTCTGCTCCGAAGGCTGAGCCCGCTGCGAAGTAATTGTGAAGCAAGGTGTCGTCGTGGCGATGGCCACGCATAACTCGGAACGCTTCATCGAGCGCACGCTGAGTTCCATCAATGCGACGTTCAATGGAAGCGACCGGCAGTATGCGCTGGTCATCGCCGACGACGCCTCTTCCGATTCCACGCTGACCAAGGCACGGCGCTTTCAAAGCTCCGCAGCCTACCGATCCACGCTCGGATTCACCAAAGCCTCGTGCGTTGGAGAGTCCAAGAACAGAGCCTCAATGATGGCTCTTCCATTCCTGGAGCAGTTCCCGTGGGTGCTCTGGATGGATGACGACGACGAGATGCTGCCAGGTCGCCTGCAGCTGATCGACAAGATGGAAGCACACGGACAGAAAGCGGCGGTTGGTGACTGGATCCACTCGTTCGATGATGGCTCAAGGAGGGAGTTCATCACCGGGGACTGGTCTATTGCCAACCGCTGCTTCTCTCCCTGCATGACGGCGATCCACGGGAGTCTGATTCCCAAGACCGGGAAGTACTTTCACCACGCGCCGACCAACGTCTACGAGGACTTGGCCACGCACTCACTGATGACGCTCAACGGCGTCCACTGGTGTTACCACGGCGGGTTCAACATCCACACCTACCATCGCCGGGGCGACAGTTGGTCTGGTATGGGTGACCGGTCGCACGAGATCCTGAAGCAGTCGGTCGAGTACATGGCCGAATTCAGGAACACCACGAACATCCGTAGCTTCTGCACGGTGGCGATCGGTTCGCACGCGATCAGTGAGCTTCGGCTCATGGTCAAGACGCTGCGCCTGCACAACAACCACCAGCCGCTGACGATCCTGACCGATCCAGCCGGGGCCACTGAGATCGCTGGACTAGACCTTTCGGACGAGGAGCGCGGCACCACCCGCCTCATCATCGAGCACGAGTTGGACAAGAAGGCTGCAATGTTCCCGGAGTGGAGCACCAAGTACCAGGCAGCGAACCTTGCGCCGGCTGCGATGATCTCGAAGATGAGGGTAATCCAGAACGCTATCTCAGCGTTCGGAAACACGCTCTTCATTGACGCTGACCAGATCATCCTGCGCGAGATCAACGAGCAGGTCAGGAACTCCATCGGGCTCGTGCATGAGGGGCCGAACACGATGTCCTGGCCGATGGGTGAGAGCGATTGGCCTCTCCACTTCCTTGGTGCCTACAACGGCGGGATGGTGTTCTTCGATCAGGACTCGGCCCACAAGGTGGCCTGGTGGGCCGACGAATACGTCCGCTCGTACCTCTGGTGCGGCGACGACTCGAAGCCTCACGGTGGGTTCAATGATCAGTCCATGCTGGAGATGATCGCAGCGACCGCACCGGTTCACGCCTTCCACCGGGGCTACGGCGTCAGCGTGTACCGCATGGAGCGTGGCATCTGGCCTGACGTGAAGGCTGGTAACATCACGTTCCACCACGCCACCAGCATCGTCGGAGGGCGCGACCTGTTCTACCAGGGATGGCCTATGATGACGATCCATCAGCACTTCAGGAACCAGTTCTGGCACACAGACGGCCGCGAGCTCTTCACCCAGGCGCTGTCGATGTCCTCGAACCCGAAGCACGTCCGGACGCTGGAGTGGATTCGCGAGGGGATGCCGCCGGAAGAACAGGTGTTGAGTAGACGCCGTCGGGTACGTTACCTTGCATCAAAGGTTGCAGCATGATCCCCACAAACATTCAGCTTACACTCCGAATCCCTAAAGGCTCTCCTCTCACCGCCGAGGAGGTCGATGCAAACTTCACCAGGCTGCGCGACGCCATCACGGCGCTGGCCGAGGAGTTCTCGCTGTCCCGGGTGGTCATCGGCAATGAGCCTCCTGCCGGTGAGCGCGAGGGCGTGCTGTGGATCCCGGCCGACTTCCGTGGCATCTACGTCTGGAACAGCGCGACCAGCCAGTGGGTGCTCCTGACGCCCAAGGAGGTCATCAACGCGACCGACACCGGCACCGGGGCGAACTTCATTATCCAGGTGCCCGAGGGCATCTCGAACTACTCCGACCTGGAGGGACGCCTGATCGTGATGAAGGCGTCGCACAACTCGACCGGCACCTCGAAGCTGAAGGTTAAGAACTCGGCCGGCACACTGTTCGACAACGACGGTCTGAACTTCTTCAACCACTACCTCGGCTCCATAGAGGCGAACGACATCAAGGCGGGCCAGAAGGTTCTGCTGGTCTACAACACCGGCAACTTCCAGATGCTCTCGCCGACGCCTCCTGTGCGGGTTGGTGATCTGCGGAACGTCTACACCTACCAGAGCAACTTGGCTGCGGTGCCGTCCAGTTCTGGTGGTGTGCTGACCTACACGCACGGCCTGACCCATGCTGGCAACGCAGTCGTGCCTTCCATCGTGAGCGTCAAGCTGCGTCGAAAGGGGAGCGACTTCACCCACACCAGTGGTCTTGTCGTTAAGGTTGGAGATGAGATCTCAGCTGAGGCGCTATGGACAGCGACTCGTGGATCTGAGAACGAGATGTTCTGGCCGGTAGTTCGAGTGTTCTCTTCGGCCACAGAGATCCGCGTGCAGTTCTACTATCCAGCCGGAATAGCTCTGCCATGGAACTGGCTCAACAAGAACGGAAGCACAAATTCGGCTGACCGTGGTGGAATCAGTGAGAGTGGTGCATACACCAACTGGGAGGTTCGTGTGAACGCAATGGCATTCAACCCAGACCAGCTTGGATCCACTTCAGGAGGCAATCAGTCTGGCGGATCGAACGCCCCGGTCATCACCACTCAGCCGGCGAACCAGTCCCAGACTCAAGGGAATGACATCACGCTGACGCTCACGGCCAGCTACGGCACTTCGGTCGACTGGTATTACGAAGGATCCCAGGTCTCTGGCTCGAGGTTCTCGGACAGCGATGTTGTCAGCGGGACCACGGTGACCTCCACGCTGGTGATCGACAACGTCACCATGTCTGACAACGGGAAGAAGGTCTACGCCATCGTCAACGGCCCTGGTGGCAGCGTCACCAGCACCGAGGCAACCCTTACTGTCACGTGATCGACGAACAGAAGGACCACGACCCGCTCTACGATTTCGCCAGGTGGTGGCTGACCGAGTGCTCGGCCACACCGATGCCTCCGTTCAAGGACGGCGTCCACTTCCTGGCTGCGTTCGTTGGCACCACTCTGTTCCGCCACCGAGAATACCAGGTGCAGATGTGGACGTGTGCCCCGAACTCCGTCATCCCGGAGCACAGCCACCCGGGCGTGGACAACATCCAGATCTACCTCTGGGGCCAGGTCCACCTCACACACAACGGCCAGCCGGTGATCAGCGACGACCAGATGGGCGAGAAGGACGGACTGTCCGCCGCCTACTCCTCGTCGATCCGCATCCTCCCTGGTGAGACCCATGGTGCCCGAATTGGCTCGATGGGTGGTGCCTTCCTCACGATCCAGCGGTGGCTCGACGGCAACCCCAAGAGCGTGGCCACGGCGTGGTCAGGGGATCCACTGAATGAGGATCACGTCCGCGAACTGAACAATGACAAGGCTGCTTGAGCGCAGTGAACTGCCGATGTGCGTCAGGGGAGGCGGGCTCTTCTTCAAGGAGAGTCAGCTAACCTTGGAGTTCAAGCCCGATGTATTCCTCGATCGCATTGGCGGTCTGATGGATGCCGGCGTGGCTGGCGTGATCGGCAGCTTCGACTCGGACGGAACGATCCAGGGCGCACTGGCGTTCTCACTCTACGACGACATCTACACCGGGGACAAGACAGCCACAGAGATGTGGTGGTTCGTCCTGCCTGAGCACCGTGGCGGATCGGTGGCAATGCGCCTCATTCGGTCGTTTGAGAAACTGGCTGCGCTGAAGGGCTGCAAAAGGATCTGCATGATCCATCTGGCTGCGCTCCAGAAGGATCGGCTTTCCGAGCTTTACCAGGCCATGGGATACCAGCTGATCGAGTGCTGCTACTCGAAGCCCATCGGGGGTTGATTTCGTAAAAGCGTTTCCCTTTACTAAGGGCAACAGACGCCAAGGAGGTGTCTCCCAAAGGAACGCCATGTCATTCATTAGCGGAACGGTCTCAGGTGTTTTGGGTGCAAGTGCCCAGAACAAGGCCACGAAGACCAATATGCAGATCGCTCGTGAGACCAACGAGGCGAACCTGCGGATGTTTCAAGAGAGCCGTGGTGCTGGCGGGAGCTCGATCCTCCCGACCTACCTGGAACCCGGCACCGAGAAGGTCATCGCCAATCGCGCTGCTGCTGCCGCACAGGCCATGTTTCCGGAGAACCCGGAGATGCAGCTGGCCCAATACCAGGCGATCCTCGAGCAGATGCGTCCGACAATCCAGGCCGGCACCGCTCAGCTGGAGGGTATCTACAACGGTAATCTCGAGGCCGAGCGTTCTGCCGCCCTGGCTCCAGTTCTCGCCGCCCGGATGGGCATGGCTGACGCCAACATCGACGCCATCAACATGGCCGGTCAGGACGCGATCAACCGTCTCAGTGCCCAGGACGCGCTCAAGGGATACCAGGGCACCGGTAGCTTTGCTCAGAACCGGATCCTCGATGGGCTCATGCAAGCCCGCCAGCAGGCTGCGATGCAGAAGGCTGGCAGCGTCCTTCAGAACGAGCTCGACAAGAAACAGTTGTCCGACGCCATGTCGCAGCTGCGCCTGTCTTCTGTCGATGCACCGATCAACCGGCTCGGCCAGCTGACCAAGGCTGATCAGGCTCCTCAGATGGCCCTCGGCGATCTCAGCCAGGCTGCGACTCGGCCGATGGAGTTCTTCCGTATCTCCCCGCAGGCCTTCCAGGCCCAACGTCCCGACCCTGTCAGCGCCGTCCCTGGTGCCGCACAGCTTGCGTTGCAGGGCGTGTCCCAGACCGGCGGACAGGTGCTCGGAGCCTACCTACAGAGCAAGGGTACACTGTTCGGAGGCAAGGGGTGGGGTGCCGCCTCTGGAGGTGGATCGCTTCCGGCTGTTGCTGACTCGGCCACCGGCCTGTTTGTTGGCGAGTGCAGCGTCGCACGCTTGGTCATGCCTGAGTCGTGGGAGGCGTTCTTCTTCTACAAGGAACTGCTCGCTCCGAAATGGTTCCGTGATCTCTACAACGAGAACGCTCGAGGATTCGCTTGCTGGCTACAGAACAAACCGACCGCTCAGTCGATTGTTCGCCGCCTGATGACTGGACGCATCAACTCAATCTTCAACCGATAATCAGCTATGGACGCTACCCAGATCGTCAATCAGAACCTCGCACCCATGCTGGATGCGATCCGCTCATACGGGCAGCAGATCGCCAAGGAGCGTGAGCTCGCTGATCAGCGTCAGTATCAGGCTGAGCTTCGGAAAGACGAGCGCACCTACCAGGAAGGGCGCACTGCCGACGAGCGTACCTACCAGGAGAAGGTCCGCGATAAGACTCGCGCCGATGCGTTCGCGGACGAGGCCCGCAAGCGTAAGATCGAGAACGAGCGGACCATCACCCGTGCCTTCCCTGGCGAGGACACGTCAAAGATGAGTGACGCGCAGCTTGAGTCTCGTGCGCTCGAGGCTACGCGGAAGCTCACTCGGGACGACGTGCTGTCGAAGAGCGAATCTGATCTCCGCGCCGATGCACAGAAGATGGGCATCGCCAACTTCGACAAGGCTCCCGTCGCAGAACTGCGGAAGTCCGTTGAGGACAAGAAGGTCCAGGAGCAGATCGACGCCAAGCAGAAGGCGGTCACTGCAGAGGAGGATTTCCAGACGGGCCGTCTCGCCACTGATGCGGGCAAGGGGGCGCTCACGCAGTACAACCAGCTTCGCCAGGAGAAGGCTGACCTGCTTCGGAAGATGGTATCCATGTCAGGCGCACCTGATGATGTGTTAGTCGACAAGGCTGCTGTCGGCGCTCGAATGATCCAGCTGATGGGCGAAGGCGACATCAGCATGGCCCCTGATGAGATCGAGATCGGCAAGAAGCTGTACGACCTGATGACCGATCCGAGGAACACGGCTCTCAAGACTTCTATCCTGGATGTGATCCGCGCTGGTGATCGTCCGTCGATGGAGGCACTGAGCAAAATCCCCGGCCTCACTCCTCGCGATCAGGCTTTCCTTATCGGGCTAAACGCTCGTGCGATTTCTGACGTGACCAGGCAGGATCCTAAGATGATCACCGCTCTCGCTGCGGCTGATCGCAACTCGATCTACAGCCAGAAGTACTTCATCGCTGAGCAGCTGAAGTCGATCGACACGGAGATGAACCGGATGACCTCAGAGTTTCCTGCTCTGCGGAAGATCCCGACGATCGACATGGAGCACCTTACGTCGCCGAAGCCCCCGGCCCAGCCGAGCGGTGGCGTGCCTGGTGGCCCTCCTGTTAGCGCGTTCCCGGCTACTGGGGCCACTGCTAGCCAAGCATCCCTCGGCTCTGTTGGAGGTGTGTCGGTCAACGGAATGCCGCCGATGCCTCCTGCTCCTATGAGCGTGGAGCAGGTGCGTGCTAATCGTGGGGCAGTGCCAGAGCAGTTCGGGCCTCCTGGACCGCGTGACGCCTTCATCCAAGAGGGAATCCGTCTGGGTCAACTCGCGGCTCGTGGTGGCGCGAACACTGCAGGTATGCAGGCGGATCTCACCACGCCGTTCTACGAGAACGTGGCGTCTACGCTCGGCATCAAGCCGCAGCAGGTCGGCGCGAGCGTCTTCGAGAAACGTCCTCGCAGCATCGTCGCAGACAACTTCCCGAACGATCAGTTCAACGCTCTACCCGAGGATGTGAAGAACAAACTGTACCTCGACGCTCTTGCTGCTGCAGCGAACACGCCGAAGCAGCCGTATTCAATTTTCGGTAGGAAGTCGAACGAACTCCCCTTCTTGGACTGGGCCGTCAACCGCGAGTAACCCAAAATGCCTAACCAGCTTGTTGAGTGGTGGCGCACACAGCGCCCCGAGGATGCCTCTTTGTCGGACGACAGTCTGACGATGAAGATCGCGTCGATGGCCCCGGACTACAAAGCCCAGGGCAAGGACATCTTCGCCGACTACCCAGACTTCACGGCCGACTACAACTCGCTGCTCGAGCGGGCTGGCAAGGAGTACCGCCGTGGCACCGCGACGCTCGGCAACGAGGTTAGCCGTGGCTTGCAGCGTGGCATCAGCGGTCTGAAGTCGACGGCCTACGGTGCTGCGGCTCTGGCGGCTGACGCCATTCCTGGCACGTTCGCTGATCCTGCTCGAGATGCCCTGCTGCGGAAGTACAAGACTGCACAGGAGGATGCGTCTCAGGAGGATGTCACCCCGGCAGTTGGGTCGTACAAGGAGGTTGGAGATCTGCGAGATGCTGGTCAGTACGTCGCCGGCCTCGTTGGTGAAGGTCTACCGTCCGTCGCCGAGTCCATGGTTACTGGTGCCATTGGTGCTGCGGCTGGCAGCGAGGTGCCCGTGGCCGGCAACATTGCTGGCGGTATCGCCGGCATCGTCGGAAAGCAGGCGGCGAAGCGGCTCATCGCCAAGAAGATCGCTGGCTTCACGGCCCAGGAGATCGAGGAGGCCGCGCTCAAGGGCGTCGGATCCGAGGCGCTGAAGCAGCTGGTGCGTGCCGAGACCAAGGCGATCACGTCCACTGCAGGCGCTGCGCTCGCCAGCACGCTCAACAGCTACGGCTTGAGCGCGGGTGAGATCTACGGCGAGCTCGCGACCAACCCGAACGTCAAGCCTGAGGACGCCCTGGGCATCGCTGTTGCCGCTGCGATCCCGGCTGCGATCGCCGACACGGCTCTGCCCGGGTACGTGATCAACAAGTCGGGCGTGCTGCGCCGGCTCGCTGGTCAGATCGAGAACTTTGGTGAGACCGAGAAGCGTGGGTTCTTTGGGTACATCACCAGGCTTGCTGCCGAGGTTCCCAAGGTCTCGACCATGGAGGCTGGCACCGAGGCGTTCCAGGAGCTCGTCAACATCGCCGCGACCAAGTACGGCGAGACGGGCAAGTTCGACCTATCACTGACTGAGGCCGAGAAGGAACGGATCATCAACTCCGGTATCGGTGGCGCTGTCGCTGCCACCACCACCGCCCCGCTCGCTGCCGCCCGCTTCGACAAGACGGAGCAGGAGGCTACCGCCCAGGCACCGGCTGCTGCTGCTCCTGCCCAGGCGCAACCTGGCTCTCCAGCCGCGCCCGCCGCACAGGCAGCGCCTGCTGATCCCACTGCTCCTGCTGCTCAACAGAACCAGCCAGACACCGCCACGGACGTGCTCGAGGCTGGGTACGACACGAACATCGACGGCATCAAGGATCTCGCCCGCAGAAAGCTGGCTGGTGATGACGTGTCTGCCGAGGAGGCTGCACTGAAGCCTGATGCCGCTCGCCGCTACCAGCGCGAGGTGATCGCTGCGTCCGAGGCGAAGGCTGCTGCTGAAGCTACTGCTCCTACCGAGACGGCTGCGACTGCCACGGAAGAGAAGAAGACTGAACCTGAATCGAAGAGCGCCCTCACTGCTGAAGCGCAAGATCTCCTGAGGAATGTGGATGCCGGCGGCGTTCCTGTATTCATCACCGCAAACCTCAAGCGGATTGCGTCTGAGAACGGCGTCACGATCGAGGGATCTGACACTTCGAACAGCGTGATTGAGAAGCTGCGGAAGAAGGGTGCGGAGACCGATCCTGCTCCGGATTCGACATCTACTGATGCTGGTGGCGAGGAGAAGAAGTCGACGATCAACCTCACCCCGATCGATTACACCGACAACCCGTCCTGGGATGCGGCCACCAGGACGTTGAACCGCACGAGCGGATCGGCCCGCGTCATAGATTACTCCGACCGGAAGATCGTCCTGGTCAACGTGAACGGGCTCAACATTCCGTTTTACCTATCTACCGGACAGGCTAAAAAAAAGGAGGTCGCTGCCGGCAAGTGGTACCCGATCTTTGGCATCTCCTCGGATGGGTGGCTCAACAAGGGTTCCCAGAAGGAAATCAACAACTTCTACGGGAGCGAGGAGCTTAAGAGGATCGCCCAGCAGTTGGACGCTGAGCTTGGTAAGGATGTCAAAGCGGACATTAAAGTGTCCAACAGCGCGGTGTTTTCCTCGGTCAACGGGTTCCTAAAGGAGCTCGGGCTACAGCCTGTCGAGAACGAGCTCAGCACCACGGTCGATGATCTCAAGAAGAACATCTCAGCAGTCATCGCTGAGATTGAGCGTCGCAAGGCTTCTGCCTCCGAGCCCACTCCTGCTCCCACTCCCGCACCGGCTGCTGATGCTGCACCGACCAACGTCGACGCCGATCCTGTCGACCAGGCTGAAGAGGGTGAAGACTTGCAGCTTTCTACGGAGGACTCTGCGGCGAAGCAGTCCATGTCGAAGGACGCCAAGGCTGCTCAGAGCCAGGTCGAACTGCTCAAGAAGAAGATCGCCGCGATCGAAAAGCTGACGGAGCAGCGATCGAAGGAGATCGAGCCGGCCCAGTCGTTGATGGATCGGTACATCGCCGCCGATGCGATCACCAACAAAGAGGAGCGGGCGGACGCTCTCAAGGCGCTCGAGGGTGAGCTCAAGAAGTACGGCGGCGTCGAAGGCCTGCAGAGCCGGCTCCAGACCCTGAATGTCCTGGAGACCGACAAGAACGGGAAGCCGAAGCTGCTGCTGAAGCCGGTCAGTGACGACCCGCGCAAGACAGTGTCGACGCGGCTGAACTACTACGCCAAGAAGCTGAACGAAGCGCAGTCGAAGTTGATGATGATCAACGACGACATCGACACGCTGATGATGTCTGCCGCTCCGTCCGAGCGCAGCCGGATGCCGGCGTACTACGAGTCCGGTGACGAGTCGGAGCAGTCTGGTGAGCTTATGCGCCTGTACGGCGAGTCGCTCAAGGCCAAGGGACTTGCCAGGCAGACCGCGCTGAACGAGCTCGGTTACACCCTGACCGCCGACGCTCGTGGCAAGGATTCCAACCAGCGCCATAGCCGACGCCTCACCGCCTGGGTGAAGCGCAGCGAGGCTGGCAATCCGACCGAGATCATCGTCACCACCTCGCACCGCGAGCCGATCCCTAAGAAGTCGAAGAGCGAGTTCAATCCGGTCGACCGGTACGTCTTCGCTGTCTCCAACACCGAGTACCTGCAGGGCGGTAACAAGAAGAAGGTGACCGAGAAGAAGGCTGATGTCCGCACGATCACCCAGATGATCGACGACGGCTTCATGCCGTACTCCTCGATCCTGCTGGGCTCTGCGCGTCACCGTAGCGTCGAGCGGTTTGTCTTTCAGGAGGGAGGTAAAACCGCGCTCGCGCAGTACAACGAGATGTTCGGCGAGGCCAAGCAGGCTGCTGCCGCCGGGAAGCCAATCGAGACTGGGTTCGGTAAGAACGAGGACGAGATCATCAACGAGGCCGCGAAGACCGCTGCCGAGGAGTTGTCCGATGTTGAGCTCGAGTACGCCAACAGGTTCTTCCAGTACATCCGCGACCAGTTCCTAGAGCAGTCGGCTGAGCTCCTGGACAAGGGTCGCTTCTCTGAGGCGCTCGAGCAGAGCTTGCTCGGCAAGATGATCGGCGTGTACGACGAGATGGTTTCCAAGAACGCCTCGGAGACCGACATCTCGAATACGTTTTCCAGGTCGTTCAAGAGCGAGATCGAGGGATTCCTCAAGCAGGAGAAGAAGTTCGCTTCCGCCCGTGACATGGCGGTCATTGCTGAGACCCTGCCGTCCTACTTCGCTGGATCAGCCTTGAGAGCGACGATGTCCGCTCGTGCCGATGCACTGAAGCAGACGTATCAGGACATCAAGCTCAACGCCCTCAAGAAGGCGATCGGGGAGAAGAACAATGAGAACAATCAAAGTACCTCAGGAACTAAGGCAGTCAGTCCCACCGGAGCAGCTGGTAAAGCTGATCGAAATGGTGGCGGTGACGGCAAAGGCAATCGGGTCGTCTCGAAAAAAGATGCTCAAGCAAAGGTCGCCAAAGCAGGCAAGGCCGCAGCAGGTAGCGTCGCGTCCAAGAAGCGTACCGCCTCCCGAGCAGATGTAGCCAAGGCCACCGCTGCGAAAGCGGACAAGCCCAAGCGCACTGACGCTGCCTCCAAGGCCAAGAAGCAGGCAGCGAAGAGCGAGGTCGTCAAGCGGGAGACCAAGTACGTCTTCAATCCGAAGACCGGACGGGCCGAGCAGGTCTCGAACAAGATCATCGAGGCCGGCACGCCTGCGCCTGTCGCGAAGCCTAAGAAGGCTGGCACCAAGAAGGAGGCCGCTCCGAAGAAGGGCACGAAGCCTGCCGCTCCAGAGCAGCCCAAGCCCGAGGCCAAGCCCGAGCCGACGATCGAGCAGCGGAAGGAGGCCGCGCTTGAGGCTGTCGCCAAGCTGCTCGCCGCGAAGCTGATCAAGCGCAAGGAGTACAACGGCCTGATCGACGCGATCAACGCCGGCACGATTGCTCAGATCCAGGAGATCCTGGACAAGTCCCAGGCTGCGGAGAGCTCGGCCAAGGACAGTAATTCGGTGGTCGCGCTGAAGGAGACCGTGCTCAACCTCGAGGAGCAGGGCCTGATCGACAAGGTTGTCAGGAAGGCGATGCTCAAGAAGATCGACCAGAACGCCTCCAATCAGGAGGCCTTGGCGAAGTTCGAGCAGGAGCTCAAGGACTACAGCGACCGCGAGGCGAAGAAGACCCGCAAGCGCCTGTCCCAGGCTGACCCTGAGGCCATCGAGTCGGTCGACCTGCAGAGCGGGCGTATCACCCCGGTCGAGCTCGTGCCCAACTCGATCGAGAACATCGAGCACAACATCCGCCGCTTCAGTCAGCCGGCCAGGAGCCTGCTCACCCAGAGCATGGACGCCGAGTCGGTCTCGCAGAAGTACCCCAACCTGATCACCGCGCTGCGTCGCATCGCCATCGAGGCTGCGACGGACTCCAGCCCGATGAGTGTGATCCGCGCCACGATCGCCAAAGCGATGATGGACCGCGTGGCTAATACCGGTGCCAAGCTGATCTTCGTCGATCAGTCGATCACCCCTGGCGTGCTTGGAAAGTTCGACCTCCGGAACAACGAGATCGTCATCTACACCGGGGCGCACTCGACCGACCTGGACCTGCAGGCCACGATCCTGGAGGAGACGCTGCACGCCTTCACCTCGAAGACGCGCCTGGCTTTCGACACCAACCCTGAGTCGCTGAGCCTCGCCCTGCGCGATGCTATCACCGGACTGAACAGCCTGATCGAGGCCGCGAAGAAGGCGGGGCTGAAGTGGCAGGAGAGCGACAGTGCGGATGCCGCCGTGGCGTTCGACGAGTTCGTGGCTGCTGCCGTTCGTGACGACCAGTTCAAGGCCCAGTTGGCCAAGATCCCGTTCAACAAGGACTTCGGCATCAAGAAGGCGACGACTCTGCTCGAGGCGATCAAGCTGCAGTTCTCGAAGATCCTCGAGGCGATCGTCAGCGCGTTCCCGATCTTCGGCAGTGGAGGCAAGACCGGCGGGATGACCGCCCTCGATGCCAGCGCAGCGTTCATCAACGCGATGGTGACCAACCACCAGAAGGTGGCCAACGAGCAGGGTGGCAAGGAGCAGCGAAACCGCTACGTCGAGGGCACGCTCGGGACCGGTGCCGACATCACGGTCGATGGCAGTCAGTTCTCGGCCGACGCGACCGCCGAGGCCAAGCGGCTTATGGCGCTGCAGAACCTGATCCAGGATGCCGCCACCCGCATGGTCGATATGTGGAACCGGAAGGGGAACAACCGTTCCTCGCAGGGCACCCAGCTTCTGAGCAATGACCAGGCGATCAAGAACATGATCCTGGACATGATCAGCAACTCGATGCCGCTGCCGTCCGACGCCAAGCAGGCGATCAACAAGGCGCTCTCAGACCAGGGTGCCAGCACGATCTCCGACGCCATCACCATGGGCGACCTGGAGCAGAAGAGCGATGCGCCCAAGGTGGCTCGCGACGGACTCAATGCGCTGAACACCGTGCTCTTCAACCTGAAGAGAATGCGGGCCGAGGCAGAGGAACTGTTCGGCAAGAAGAACATCCTCCAGAAGATCGCCGACTCGAGCTTCGAGATCAGCGAGCTCACCAAGAAGTTCGAGGACATGAACTTCATCGGGAAGGAGTTCGTGAAGGAGCTTCGCCGCTCGATCGATGAGAGCGAGGACGTTGGCGCTGGCTCGATCGCCAAGGCGATGGGCATGACGACCGGACGTAAAGCCTCGTTGCAGAACGCCGCGACCTGGATCCAGGCGAACCTCAACGCCTACACCGACGCCCTCGTGGCCTTGTCCGAGTTGGGCGTGGACTTCAAGAACACCCCGCCTGCTGACATCCTCAAGACCGTCAACGCCGCCGCAGCGACCGACGCGAGGCTGGTGCCCATGCAGGACATTGGTCGGCTCGCCATGGCCGGTCAGTTCGCCCGCCGTCGCCCGATGGTGATGGACTTTCTGGCCACCCGCAGCAGCGGTGAGGCCGGTGCCCTGCGCTCGATCATTGCGATGGCCACCAGCAGCCGTGCCGACGCCATCGAAATGGCCAAGCGCGACCTGTCGAAGCTGAAGCGGATCGGTGGAATCGCTGCCCGCATCATCGATCAGTTGTCGGAGATGAAGGCCGAGCACCGTAAGATGCTTGACCAGGCCAAGCTGCACGCTGAGCGCGAGCAGTTCGCCGTGGATGCCGAGGCCGCGCTCACCGAGCGGATCAAGTACCTGGATCGAATGCTGCAGGTTGAGGACACCTCCGGTAACAAGCTGTGGCAACCGCACCACAACGCCACCTACTTCGTACCGACCTCTCCGAACCAGTCGGAGGAGTCGCTCTTCGAGGACAACCCGACCTCCCAGTCGTTCCGGAAACTCCGGTTCGGCCAGGACTTCGACGGTGCCAAGGTCCGCAGCGAGCTCGCCCTGATGAAGGGATGGCTCGACGCCAACCAGAACCTGCGCGGCACCTCGAAGTACAACCTGATGAAGCGTCAGATCGACGGACTCACCAAGATGTATGCCGAGGAGGTCGACGCCAACGTGCGCCGTGGACCGTTCGGGTTCCTGGTGCGAGCCCTGGGATCCAGCGCCGACCGCCTTGAGCAGCTTGGCCTGCTGTCTGCCAAGGAGGCCGCGACAATGATCCGCCGGTACGTAGCGTCGTTTGAGCAGTCGCTGAAGTCGGTCGATGCGAAGTCGTTCCACGAATACGATGCGCTGATGCGGAAGGGAACTGAGCTCAGCGGCTTGCACCCGCTCGAGTTCAAGCGCCAGTACTACAACCGTGCGCTCGGCTACCTCGAGACCCGTCAGGATCTCCTGAATCCCACTCTCACGCAGCAGGCTCAGGAGGATCTGCTGGTGCGCGAGGCGATCCGTTTCATGGACCAGTCGACTCCGATGAGCGACGAGTTGAAGACCACCGTGGGGAACCTGCTCCGCACGGCCGGTCGAAACGGCGAGATCATCATCGGCCGCAACCGCGTGAACTTCGGTCTGAAGGTGGCCGACGTGATGAAGGATGGTCGAGTCTACCTCCGTGAGCCCATCGGACATCCGCTGTCCACCGCCGCCCGCAGCTTGGACGAGAGTGTTCGAGTGTTGGCCAACAAGATGGAGGCTGCGTGGAAAGAGACATTCACTGCCAACGGCGAGCCTGATACTAAGCTCAAGCCGGCTACCGTCTCGGGCCTGTACACCACGGACGTGAACGCGCTGCGCTCTATCCTGGCCGGCCGGTTCACCGAGGAGGTGATGTCGAAGTTCGTGAAGCCGCTGGTCAGCAAGACCGGCAAGACTAACTTCAAGGGGCCTGAAAGCCTTGGTGTGGTCGACATGGCCAAGCGGGAGAACCTCATCGAGGCCTACCGGCTGGCTGGTGGCGACATCATCAAGTTCGCCGAGGAGCTTCACCGACTCGAGGGCGGCGACCCTGCCACGCTCGCTGACTTCGTTGGCGAGACGATTGGCACGCTCCAGAAGTACGCCTCGACCCTGTTCCAGGTGGCGGACACTGCCGGAAAGAACGCGGACGAGGATGCCGACCCTGGCCTGAACTTCCTGAACGCTCGCCAGGGCGAAGACTTCCCGTGGGAGTGGCTCGACTACAAGGAGTACGGCTACAAGAACCGGACTCGATACCTCCGTGTGATGGCTCAGCAGTTTGCATTCGGCGACAACCAGGATGGATTCAATCGCCTGGTCGAGGAGTCCCGCCGGCAGCTGATGAAGTTCAAGGACGAGTACGAGGATGCTCACAAGAAGCTCAACGCTGGCGACCGTGCCGGCTACGAGAAGGCCCTGAACGAGGGCGGCAACCGGATCGCCCGCCAGAACGCCCAGGCAAACGTCCTGGAGTTGAACGCCGCCGAGAAGCACCACTCCGCGCTGATGAGCGAGCTCAACGGCAACAAGCAGTCAGCCGGTGTGTTCTCCGAGATCCTGGGAGTCATCTCAGGCATGACCGTGCAGGGTCTGGCGACGGCCGCGACCGACTCGGTCACGCTGTTCGAGGCTCCGTTGCGGAAGTTCGGCTTCTCCAAAGAGGCCATCCAATTCATCGCCGGAACCTGGAAGGCGCTGGGCACCGAGATTGCCGGCACACTGGCTCAGGCGTTCGGGATGCAGTTCCACCAGGACACCGCCACATCCCGTGAGACCGACATCCTGAACCGCAACGGCCTGGCTGACAGCGACAGTATCACCTCCAGCCGTGGCTTTGCGGCCTTGCACGAGCGGTACATCCAGGAGCTTGCCGAGGAACTGACCTTCTCGGCGATCACCGATCGGTACAAGAACGAGCGTATCACGATGGCCAAGGAGCTCGCTTCGGGCGCGGTCAAGCGCGTGGCGAAGGCTGGCAAGGTGTTCCTCGAGTCCGGTATCGGCCAGGCCAAGGACGACAGCCAGGCGTTCGCCTCGTTGAAGCTGCTCAATCCGTTCACCCAGGCGTCGATCTGGATGCACCGCGCTGCCGCCCGCCAGTGGCTGCGGACGATCAACAACGCCGTCCTGAAGGCCGAGGTCTACTTCAAGGCCCACCCTCAGGCTGAGTCGGATCCGAACTTCCGCTTCACCGCCAAGGAGCTTGGCTACTCGGGCAAGACCCTGACCGGCATGAAGCTGGACAATCGGGCCTGGGAGTTCCTGAGCGAGAAGCTGGCTCAGTCTGGCATCAGCCTCGAGGACGCAGCCCGCAAGAAGCTGCGCGGCCAGGATCCGCTGGACTTCAACCAGATCCAGTCGGCCTTGTCCCTGGCGCAGACCGAGATCCTGCTCAACACCAGCCCTGTCACCCGACCGGCTTGGTCCCAGGACACGATGCTCGGCCGTCTGTCCACCCCGCTGGTGGGCTGGGCGCTATACAAGAGTGCGGACGTGGCCAAGACCGCTGCCGGTCCCAAGTCCAAGGGCGACCTCAAGGCGTTCGCCAGCTTCATGGAGGCGATGCTGCTTGGTGTGCTGCCGATCTCGCTCGCCTACGCCATGCTGCGTGACGAGTACGAGGAGGAGGTTCTGAAGAAGAAGCAGAACGTCATGCCCCTGCGGGCGGACGCCACGCTGCCGGCTGCGATCCTCGATGCCACGTCCCGCCTGGGTATGCTTGGCATCGTCGGTGAGATCCCGAACTCGATCGCCAACCAGTCGACGCAGCGCGAGGTCTCGGTCGACAGCCGCGTGTTTGCCGTGAGCTCCGCGCTTTCGTTGATGCGTGCGATTTCGACCGCGTACAACCAGGGCACAGTGACCTACCAGTCGGTGGTTCGGCCGATGATGCAGGCGGTGGGTGGCTCAGGTTATCTGCAGAACTTCGATGCGATCAACGGCCTGGCTGGGCTGGACAATGTCGAGTCCCGGCTGGCCAAGCGTGTGAACGTCGGCAACCAACTGCGAGTCGCCGGCCGGATGAACGACATGGAGATCCGTGGAGGCAAGGGCATGGCGACCACCGCCAATCCGGTGAAGCCGCACGTGGTAAACATGGCCCTGGCTGCGTACGCCAACGACTCGATGGCGTTCCGTCAGGCGTACCAGAAGGCGCTGCAGGCGGCGATCAAGACCTTCCCGGACTCGGATCCGTACGAGAAGGTGGCATCGGCGTTCGAGTCTCAGCACCCGCTGAAGTCGATCTTTGCCACCCGCCCAACCACGGCCGACTACCAGAAGATGCTCCGGTCACTCGGGGACGAGGCTTCGGAGGTCAGCGCGGCGATCCGCAACCTGAATGCCTACGGTGCCCAGGTGCTCACCAAGCGCGGCGGCTCAGGCATCAAGCCGTTCTACGGAACCGAGACCAGCAGCAGGTCCACGGACTACCGCAGTATGCTCACGAGGTAACCCATGATCGACAAAGACAAGAAACCCCTTGGTCAGAAGTGGCGCACTCCCGGCGAACGGAAGAAGTGGGCCGTCGTCATCAAAGATCCCAAGACCGGCAAGCGGAAGGTTGTGCGGTGGGGTGATCCGAAGATGCAGGACTTTACTCAGCACAAGGATCCTGAGCGCCGGAAGAACTTCAAATCCCGCATGAACTGCGACAGCGACCCGAAGGCCAAGGACAAGACGCGGCCCAAGTACTGGGCGTGCAACGCAACCTGGTGATGATTTATGGAGAGGACACCCGAACAGATCAAACGCATCCACGTCGCGCTCGAGCAGGCTGGCAACATCTCTGGCGCGGCGTCGCTGCTGAACGTCAGCGCCGACTCCCTCAAGAAGGTGATCAGGGACCACCCTGAGCTACGCTCTTACCTGCCTGGCACAACCGCACCGACAGAGCAGGAGGTCATCGGGCGCAAGCCACTTGCCTTGGTGTCTGTTGCCGAGTCGGACATTGTCAAGGCGGTGAAGGATGCGGACGAGCAGGTTCGATCTGGCTTCGAGGCGATCGGTGTGTCAGGCGATGCGCTCAAGGAGGCTATGGCGTTCCGCGACTTCGGTCGTATGCACTTCAACGATATGCGCCACTACATCGGTGGCGGCATGGCCAAGCTCTTCGCTGACCTGATGGTCGAGGTGAAGGATGTGCGGAAAGAGATCGAAGAGGTTCACGACGTCGAGCGGGAGAAGCTCCTGCGTGAGGACCGCAGCCGCCTGGTGAAGCACTGCATCGATGTCTACGACCGAGTGCGTGAGGCTTCAGTGAGCGCGGCCGTGATCGAGGCCAAGAAGCAGGAGGCCAAAGAGAAAAAGAAGACAGGGAAAGCTGGGTTCGCCCCACTGGCCATGGAGGTCAAGGGTGACGTCCATGTCCATGAGGCGGGGAAGGTTCCGGGACCGAGTGCGTAACACCTATGAATAAGGGCGGTCGCACTCGTGCAACAATGCCAAGCCGATTAGTCCCCACAACAAGCAAACAAGACTCCGACCACGTTGTTTATCCCGGAACCAAAGAACAGGTCACTTCGCGAGTGACGGTTTTGCGGACCCGGACTTGCGGATGTAGCTCTTGGTCGAGCTCGTGCCGTTGTGTCCGAGTGCCTTGGCGATCTCCTCGATCGTCGCCCCCTTCGCCGCCATGGTGGTTGCCATCGTGGCGCGGAGACTGTGATAGCTGTAGCCCTCAAAGCCAAGGGACTTGAACAGCCGTCCGAAGTAGACGCTCATAATCGGGCGTCGCTTGGGGTCGTTGGCGACAAGCTGCTCGGCCGGAAAGAGGAACCTCTTGTCCATCCGCTCCATGCTCCTCACCAGTCGGGCCACGCGATCCGTCATCGGGATCACCACCCGCGTGTTGGCTTTGTCGGTCCAGACTGTGACGGTGCCCTTCTCGAAGTCGAAGCACGACCACTCAAGGTTGCACACGTCACCCAGGCGCAGTGCCAGGTCTCGACCCAGCATGATCGATGCGTGGAAGAATCCCTCGCTCATCGAGTCGGGCTCGAGGCCCTCGCAGTTGGCTAGGATGAAGTCGATCTCGTCATCCTCGAAGACCAGCTTGTGCTTGGTCTCGCGCTGCTCGTGGCTGATCACACGGTAGTCCACGGACACCAACTGAGACGGATCACTCAGGATGTACCGCTTCACACCGCAGAAGCGCATCAGGTTCCTGATGGCCGCGAGCTTCATCGTCCTGGTCCCGAGCTTGTCGGGCCGGTTCGTGTCGTTGATCCACGCATGGATCTCATCGGCAGTCACTGTGCCGATCGTCTTCTCTTCGATGCCGGTCTGCCTGATCCACAGGCTGATCGTGGTGGCGTTGTTGTCGCGGGTCCGTGGGGACCGCACGCCCACCTTCATCCACTCGATCCACTCAGCCAGCGCGTCACGCATCGTGATGCTCTTGTTGGCCGTGATCAGCGTGACCACATCAGCGGTCAGCCGGTGGATCTTCGCCGACCGTTCGATGTCCTTGATCTTGGACGCCTTGACCACCTCCTCGGCCTCTGCCTTGGTCTTGCAGAAGGTGGACAGTCGCTGCACACAGCCAGCCTCGGTGGTAACCTCGACGTGCCAGTGCTCCTCACTTTCTCGCTTTGATAATCTCATGTCTCTCCTCGTCGTCTGCCCATCGCCTCGTCTCCTGCGGCATCACTGGGACACCATGAGCCTTGGCTCTGAGCAGAAATTCTTTTCGCATATGCTCGTCGATGTCATTCGCGCACTGCTTATGGATCTGCGCTGCGCGATTCATAATCGACTGTCGGTATCGTTTGATCGCTGGATCGGTGTCGATCCGCTTCCTGACTAGGTTCCAGAATGCCTGCTGCCGTTCGCTTCCGTTGGTCTCGAGCTTTTGCGGCTTGAGTTGGCCAAGCGGATCAACATCGGCAGGTAAGTGGTCTTCCATTGTGGGTTTCTCCTGAGGTACGGGAACTTGCGGTTCGGGTCTCTCGTCGATGTCTTCAGGTACATCCTGATCCGCCGCACGTCCTCCCTCGACGCGAGATCGATTCCGACCCCGGTCATGTAGGCACGCACGGTTGGCAGATCGATGCCTCTCCAGTCTGTTGCCCAGCTGATCGCTTCGACCTGGCTGGGTGACAGACCAGAACGGTCTGCGATCTCGATTGTTGTAAGCGGTTCGCCTCTCGGGTGCCGCGCAAGGATCCTGAGCAGCAACGGACAGAAGGCGTCGAACCTCTCCCAGTACTTCGCCATGACGTGATACTGTTACCCTTTTTTAAGTGAGTCAATTTCGGCGACCGACTGCTTCTTCGACTTACCTTGATAGTTCTTGATCAGGTTCCAGATCGCGCTCTCTGACCTGCCGAACTTCTTCGACAGTTCGTCCAGGCTGTAGGTTGGGTTCTTCTGTTTGAACTTGATGATTCTCTTCTTCTCCTCGTCGGTCATGCGAACCCATCCGAACTGCTTCTTCGGTGCTGCCTCAATCTTCTCAATCTTCGGCTGTGGCCCGATCAGTCGGGTGATCTGCTCTGCTGTCAGCGGTGCTTTCATTTCCTTCCTTTCTGTTTCTGTTTCATGTGCCACTTGCTCCACTTGGCGTACGCCTTCCAGACTGGATGCTTCGGCCCTGGAGTTCTCTTCCGATCTGAACCGTCACGGTTGATGAAGATGGGACCGCCGAAGCCGGTCTCTTCCCATCTCCAGAACTTGCCATTGACGATCGCGAAACCCTCCGCTTCAGGTACGGTGAGGATGCAGGGGAGTCCGTTGATCTCGGTGAATATGTCCTTCACGGCTTCACCTCCTCGACTTCATTGACCTTCATCACCTGACTGATCGGGGTGACCTTGGCGAAGAACATATCCTTGGGATCATTGCAGAGCCTAACCTCAACGAACTTGAACAACACCCATGAGCTCTCGAACTCGTCGAGCAGGGTGTCGCCAACCTTTGGGCGGGATCTCTTGAATCCCATCACACTGTAGACCTCATTGTGTGCGAGCGGCCGATCAACGAACTGCATCCCATTCGGCCACCAGCGGATTGAGTTTCCCCATCCGTCGCCCATGTCGTAGTCGGCCTTGAGTTCAGGAGGCTTCATGTATGCACCTTCTTCGCATTGTTCCAGCGAGCGACGCACCTTGGAACCTTGCTCTTGCCGAGGCACAGTAGTTGAGCCATGTCGTTGCCAGCCACCATAAGGATTCGGATGTGCTCTCGAAGGGCGTTGATGGTAATCACCGCATGACTCATCTTGTCTGTGCTGGACTTAATTAGTTCCAGATCCTCGTCGAGCTCCATCTGGAAGTCTGCGATGATCCTGGACAGGTCTGCGATTCTGTCTGCTGCTTCCATGACCGCAGCGTTCGCAACACCGTCCTCTGAATACATTTCTTTGGACAGTATGCGTAGCGAGGAGACCAATGTTTCAGTGGAGGTTTTCATTGCCGCCCCTCCAGATCCTCGACCACGCTGATGGTCCGGTTCACGTCGGCGAGCCACCGCTGAACGTACTTCTTGCGGTAGTCGTCGCGCACAGCGTCTCTCACCACGTCTCTCGCAAGATCGACAACGGCGGTACACCATGTGCCACGCGCCACCGTCACACTTGGAGCACCCGCTGGTCGTATCTCCTCTGCCTTGGTGTATCCGCGCAGCCGGTCATCCTTAATGATCGTGTTGAACGGCTCCAGCAGCTTCTCCAGTTCGCGGTCTGCCGCAGCGTTGAGCGCGGTCTCGATGTCGGAGATGGCCTTGCTCATTTAACCTCCTGTCGCTTGAGGAACTCATCGATCGCCACATCGGCGATGTACTGAAGTTTGTAGCCGGTCTTCAGTGCATAATCCTTGAGACGTGTGTGAGTCTCAGGCGAAACCATCACAACCTTGTAATCGTCTCGCACACGCACGTTCTTCACGGGGGCTACTTTAGGATGGAGGCTCACAGCTTGTCCTCCTTGGCTTTGCGCCATGCTTCGGCTAGGTGCGGCTCATTCCATCCTTCATTGACCATCCTGTCCCCCGCCTCCTCCATCCGCTTGATGCGCTTCTGTAGCCCATCAATCTCATTGATCTTCTCCATCAGCAACTTGCGGAGCTTATCACTGAGCTCAAGGCCCTTGTCGATGAACCCCTGACGGATATCGCAGGTGGCCTTCAGCGCCTTAATCGCATTGTCCTTCCGATCGCACTGCTTCTCCATCATATCGATCATGTCGCTGCGCCTATTCATCTCTCCTGACCGTTTCGCAGCGAGCTCCTCCCACTGGTCCCGCTGCTCGGTGAGTTCCTCGATCACCTTGCTCTGGGAGTCGATCTGGTCGTTGAGACGCTCGATCGTGTCCTTCTGCTCGAAGTGCGCCTTGCCGCGCTCGGCACACAGCTGGATGACATGCTTGACGTTGTCCACCAGACTGCACGGTTCCAACTGTTCAAGCCCCCAGTGCCCCAGCGCCTGGTAGATCTCGACGTTCGCTGCCACCAGTTCGTCGTTGTGCTCGCGGTAGCCCTTGTCGATCACAGCCTGTTTGTCCCAGTGCTCCATGTCCTCCGCGATCTGCTTCTGCAGCGACTGGATTTTCTGGGCTTGAGCCTTGATAATCTCCATCTGCTCTTGCGCTGCCTCTGCCTGACGCTCCTTCCACCACTCCTGCCCCAGTGGCTTCGCGGTGCTGGTGGCGCTGATCGTCACGGTCGGCTGAGGTGTAGGAACTGGACACGGCTCGGTGTCGCTGCAGGACTGCAATAGTTCTGCGTGCGCCTTGTCGAACCGTTTTATGTCGAAAGCGTTCTCGCACATCTCACTGATCAGGTTTGCCTGTCTTTTGGTCATTGGGTCTTCCTTCTCTTCTTGCGGTTGTTGATGTTGATGTCGTTCTTGAGTTTGTATTTCTTCACTGCACGTGCGATCTCGCCGACCTCGCCTCGCTTGAGTGGGGTGGCGTTGTGCCCATGCTTCAGGAAGTTTTGGGCTCTGGTGAATGTCATTGGGAAACGGGGATGATCCCGAAACGAATTTCGGGATCATGGGGTTAGGCGACAATCTCTTCGAGTTCACGCAGAGTGATGCGGAACCCACACGCGCCCTTGTGGCCACCACCGCCGTACTCCACGGCGATCTTGCTCAGGTCGTGGTGCTCCTTACCCGCAATGTGGTAGAGGCTCACCATGACCCTGTTGTCTTTGCCGGTGTACCGCCACGCGAAACACGCATCATGCTCGGGTCTGATACCTCCCTTGAGCAGGTCGCTGTTGCCGCGCTGTCCGACGTTCAAGGCGCAGAAGGTCAGTCCCTCCCACTCGATGGTGTGGCTGTAGGTCGCGCTGTACTCGTCGTTCTGCTTGTCGCAGTAGGACTTGATTGCACGGCCTTGGGTGATTACGTCGTCCAGCTTGACGCCGGTCGGCTCGCCGCTGAACTGGTTCTCCACCAAGCGCCCGAGGTCGGTCTCGCTCAAGGCTCTCAGCCCGAACTGGAGCACCTTGGCATCCGGGTCGCGGTGGTCCCAAATGTCGTACTCCCCGGCGAGTCGAATCAGTCGCGGCTCCTTGATTTCGCGATCAACGAACACCGACTTGGTCAGCGGCCAGAGATGCTCTTGACCCACGTCCCAAGTGAACCACGCCCAGCACAGGCGGCACGCGGCAACGCCGTCAATGCGGATGCCTCGGAACAACTCGTTTGGTTGAGGCGTGGGTGTTGGGGCGTCCCACTTCTCGATGGCCGACTTGTGGTGGTCGATCCACACGATCTTGTCGCAAAGCTCAGGCCGAGCCATGAGCTCGTCCACGCTCAGGTCCACGATGTAGATCGCGTCGTACAGAGACCATTCGTTGCTGAACTGGTCTCCAAGTTGCGGGTCGAACCACGCATGTAAAGGAACTGGAACCGGACGACCATAGTCCCACCCGTAAGAGTGGACAGCGGCGTCTGGGTGGAGGCGCTTCAGGTGGAAGCGGCACGTCTCGTTCGACAGCTTCCCGTCGAAGTCTGCGTCGTGATAGATGATCGCGATGTTGTTCATTTCGTTTCTCCTTTCAGTTGGTTGATTTCCGTCTTGAGGCGTTCGATCTCTGACTTGAGCGAGTCCACCTCGCTCTTCCGTAGGGCCATCGCCTCGACGACCGTGGGAAAGTGTGTTGCGAACTCAGCGCGGATCGCATGAGCAACCTCGCGGTGCTCCTTCTGTGCGTGCGATGACTCGCGCTGATCGAGGTAGTGGATCCATGTCCTCGCGCTGCCCTTCATGTAGAGCTTGGTCTTGGCGCAGGTAGGCAGGACGAAGCGTGCGCTCTCGGGGGCGATGCCTGCCTCGATCAGGGTGATGTAGGTGTCGACCGAATTCCGCACCGTCGCGTTGAAGTGCGTCTGCCTCCAGTCGTTGGAAGCGATGTCGTTGCCGCTCCCTTGCCGGTTCCCGCCCACAGCCTTCTCGCGCAGGACGATCGGCTCGATGACGGTGCCCAGCTTGGTGACCTCGGCATACCTGGCACTGAACTGCTGAAACTTCGCGGACCAGTGACGCAGGATCTGCATCGATATCGCGAGGCTGGTCTCGATCTCAACCGTCAGGTCGGCCTGGTCGAATACGGACCAGTGACCCTCCCTCATGCAGAAGTTCAACAGCCCTGGGCCGGTGAGGTGGTTCTGCTGGTTGCTCGGGTTGCTGACCCTGGCGGTGTAAACCAGGTGCTGATCTGGTGTGAGGTGCTGTTGTGTGGCGGAGTCGAAGACAAGGCTCGACGTGACTGCAACGGATGTGACTTTCATAGTGGTTCTCCTCGGCGTGATTGCCGACCAAGCGGCATCAGTTTCCCGATGCCGCTGGATCAGATATCGCCCCCTCTCCATGGGAGCAGACTGAACACAGTCTGTGTGACGGGAAGGGCGCGAGGTGTACAGGACAAACTCAGTTGTTGATGACGAAGCTCGTCGCGATCTTGCGAGCCTTGCCCTTGGCCTTGAGGCCGACGATCACGCTGTGAGGATCGAGGAAGCGGAGATCGTGGTCGTCGCCACGGATGACGCGGACACCGTCCCACTCGGCGGGTGGCTCGTGAAGGAAGACGACGGAGACGTTGCCGCCACGGGAGATCACCTCTTTAACCACTCGGTCGTTGTCACCTGAACGGCTGAAGGTGAGGTGGTAGTTGGATGGCATCTCGCCGTTGAGGAACCGCTTCATGCGGAGTGGAACCTTGGTGTAGTCGTAGAACTGGACGTTGCTGAAGATGTCCATGATCGCCTTACCCTTGTGCTTGATGTTTTCCCACGGCAGATCACTCGTGCCGTTGGGTCGGATGCACGGGGTGAGTCCGAGGCGATCGGCCTTGCGGATGGTGGCCTCGATGTCGCGCACCAGGGTGTCGATGAACGCAGCCTGGTCTCGGTGGAACCATTGAGTCTTGAGGATGCGTGACTGCTGGATCTGAGTGAAGATCCCTCGGCCTGCAGTGTTGAGGCAGGTCTCGGCGCAGGTGCTCCACTTGGCGTGGGAGCAGACGTTGATCCCGCTCAGCTTGAACGGGGCGAGGTACAGGACCGAGGTGAGAAAGCCCTTGGCTTCTCCCTTCACGGTCTTGGCGTCGTTGGATGTACAGAGTACGTGCTTGTTGTGATTCATGGTGGATTGTTTGCGGTGACGTGATTGACACCGCCCACTGCGCCCGACTTGCGCCAGACGCAGGGAGCGAGGTCAGGAAATGGTGGCGTGTCCTCGAGCGATCTCGATGGACTGCGCCTTTCCTGCGAGGACTACGTGCGGCTGCATCCGTCTGATCCTGGTGAACGTGGGCACCTGGATCTTCATGGACTTGACCGTGAAGGACTGTCCCATCCAGTGGATGGTCAGGCGTGGAGCCTTAGCCTTGAGTGAGGCTGGCTTGTTGTAGTGGAACCAGAAGGGACTCATGGTTTGGTTGCGTGTACAGCCAATGCGGTAGCTGCCCGAAGATCGGGAAGCTGCTGGCTGAAATTGGGGGAGCTTGCAGTCCGGTCGGACTACGCGATGAAGAAGTCTTCCACCTTGTAGGAAGACGTGACGCCGTCGGCCCAGAAGAGCGAGGCCCAGTCGTTGTTGATGATGCAGTGGACGAACCACTTGCCGTGCTTGTCCTGCTTCAACTGGTAGGCACCAGTCTTCCAGTAAACACGATGACCGCTCTTCACTGAATCAACAGCATCGGCGATGGTGCGGAACTGACTCATGGTTTCTCCTTCTGTGCTGCAGCGATTGCCTTGGCCATGATGCGAACTACCTCGGTCAGCGACTTGCGCTGGCGTGGCGTGAGCATCCGGTCGAGTGGCTTCGGCACGATGAGTTTGTTCTTTTGAATCACTCCTTCTCCTCGGTTAGCGATTCGTAGTAGTGGCCGTGGTACTCGATGCGTCCCGGCGTGGCTGAGAATCCGTACTGCGAGTTGATGAAGTCGGCGACGTTGTTGGCGTCACCCTCCATGATGCCTAGCTTTTCCTTAACGTAGGCTGGGTGCGCTCGGAACGGGCCGAACGTGTAGCACCCCTTGCCGATGATCCCGATGAACAGGTACGGAGCAGACCGCATGATCGCGATCTCGAACTGCGTTGCATTGCCGAGCGCGACTTGATGTATCCCGTCTTTGAGTACAGGGAACACGCCTTTGGATGTGGGTCGAATAGTCATGGTTGCAGTGTTGTTCGTGGTTACTTGTTTGCTTCCCTCTCAACTGTGATGGACAGATTGAACAGCCAGTTGCTTATCCTGGTCAGTAGGCGGCGGATCAGGCTAGGCTTTGGATTCCCGAGCTTGGGCGTTGGGACCGGAGACTCGATGATGATGATCGGAGGGTATGTTGCCTCAGGCAGCTGCGGGCTACGGTGATGCAACTCGACGTGCAACTTACCGAAAGCACCTTTGATGAATCGACCATGCTTCAGGTGCTTGGGTGCATACCGGAGACGAGCGTTGGCGACTGCGCTTGGCGTTGCGATCATCTGGTTGCCGATCTCAAAGTTCGGCTTGCTCCAGTCGACGCCACGCCAGTTGATCGTCCACTCGCCGCGCTCGTGCCGGCGGTGGTGCATATTGCGGCGGTGGTAACTTACTGTGGCGATGGACACACCAAGCTCTTTGGCCAGAGCAGATGTCTTCTTGTTCCAGTCTACGTTGTTCCAGTTGATCTCTTTCATAGTGTATGTGTGTGTTTAGGTGATGGGTCAGAGTGAATCGACGGCGGCTTGGAAGGCGTCCCTGATCTTGTTGGTCAACTCGCTTTCGAGTTCATCGTCATCCAAGCGATCGTCGATCTCGGACTTAACGAAGGCTCTCAGTCCTACGATGTCGTCTGCATTGAGTGGGGCTTGGTTCTGCACCGCTTCATCGACTGCCTCGCTGAAGCCGGTGATGTTGTCAGCGGTGATGCTCTTGATGACCGCTTCAATCTTCTCGTCCACCGCATCGAGCAAGTTGGCCTTGATCACCTCAATCTTGACGGTGTCGAGAACCTCCTTAACAACGTCTTGCTTCACCGCTGCCATTGAGATGTTGACAGCGTTGTTGACGTGACCATTGAGACTGATCCCGATGATGTCATACAACTCATGGTTCTGTTGCTCCAGTCTAACAATGCGTTCGACCAGTGGGTTGGTTGACTTCTCCGCCATCTGCGGAGTGTATGTGAAAATGACTGTGTTGAGGGCGGTATTCAGTGTCACTACCTCCCGCTCCAGTTTATCGATGCGTTCGACCAGTGGTTTGGTCGCTTGCTCCACGACCTGCTGCGTGAAGATCGTGATGACTGCGTTGATAGCTGCGAGCACCTGGTTGTTCTGTTGTGTTTCCATATCTGCTTGTTGTTGATGTTCCTTGGATCTACCGCCACGTTGTGTGGAAGCAGACCAAAGGAGCCGGGTTTCACCCCGGCTGTGTGGTTAGGGACTGGTCCCTAGTAGATCTTAATCATAGATGTCTTCGTCCTGAGGAACGGACGCTTCGACTACGCGGTAGCCACTGCCGTCTTCCTCACCGTGAATGAAGTCGGCCATCTGAGATAGGGCCTCTTCTCTAGTGTCGTAGTGGTCGTCGACGTAAGGGCCTCCATCGAATGACGTTTTGATGTCTGCCCAACCACGATAGAGTGCCGTCTGGATCTTCCACTTGGTGGCACTCACTTCGCACCTCCCACGAAGATGTGAGCGTAGGTTCCGTCAGGCAGACCGCCTGTCACGAACGGCCTTGCCCATACGTTTTGAGATGAGTGTTTGCATATACCATCCTCCTCATCCTCCTTGATGAACCGCGCAACCAACTGGCGCACAGCCTCGCGATGAACCTCGTCGCCGCTCAGGTCGAACGGATACGAGATGGTGATTGAACCGCGCTCGCACCTTGCTTTGATGAGTGAACCACATTTGTCGGTGCGTGGTATGTACTTTGTGTGGACAGCTTGCATGTGATTACTTGGTTTTGAGTTGAAGGTTGCGGATCTGACTGACGAGAGTGCATTGCATCGAGACGGCTAGGTCTGCGATGTGTGATGAGTTCATACAAGCGCACAGCTTGCGGATGTCGGTATCGACGCGCTCCTTCCAGAGGCGGGAGTCGATCATCTCTACCACCTCCTCCACGTTGACGTGGTTGAGCACACCGACGGTGTTGAATGACGGCCCGTCACTGTGGTGTTCACAAATCCAGTTGGCCTTGTCCGCTGCGTTGTGCCAGAGGCAGTCAATGTCCTCATCGGTGAGCAGGTGGAAGGCATCGTCGATTTCCTCGGGCTTGAACCCATGCTCGGTGACTCCACTCCACTCGTGCTCGACCTCGCGCTTGAGAGCACGTGAGAAATCGCTGCGACCCCACGATACCCACGCATCGTTCTCGGCATCGTTCTCCCGCTTGGACAGGTCTTCCTCATTCAGCACTGGGTAGTCATCGAGCGATGCCTCCATCGTTTCTGCCTCGGCAACGATGCGTTCTTCCTTCGGGTTTATGATGATGATCTCGTACCAGCCCGGCCCCCAATGGCCGAAGCGGTGAACCTCTACGTTGTCCCCCTCACCGCCAAGCCCTTCGAGGAAGGCGTGGAAGTTGGACTCTTCCATAGGGCCTGAGTCCCTAGTGCGGGTGACGGGACAGACCAGCCAGTCTTGCCGGTCGTCGTCGAGGAATGCGCCGGCACGGTCGAACTGTGTCGGACGGTGATGCTTGTATGGTGTCATTGATTCAGTGGCTGAGGTGGTTGTTGAGCTTCTCCTGAAGGGCCTTGAGTTTATCGTCGGATATGTCGAGTGAATCAGCGATCCCATCGAACAGTTCGGAATCAGCGAGGGTGATGCGTGCTGCCTCCAACAGGGTGATGAGTTCGCCCTGGTCGAACGGGTGGATGTGGACTGGCTTGTCATCATCCACAGTGACGAGAGACTTGAAGTAGCCGTCGTCGTCAGTCGTTGACAGTTTGAGTTCCGTCGCACCGGAGTGGATGTCTTCAATAACGTCGGAGCTCCAGTCTCGGTCGTCTTCCATCACGATCAGTGTGTGGATTGCGAATTGGATGAGACGGTGTTGCTGCTGTGTCATGGTGTGATTCAGTGAAGAACGCCGGCAACTTGATGCGCGTGCCGGCTTTGCGCTTAGGGACTGATCCCTAGTGACGCCACCGCTGCGACGATGGCGTCGGTAGGAGTCAGAGGACTTCAGTGGTGTCGAAGCCCAACTCTTGCAGGTATTCGATCGCTTCCTTGGGTAGCTCGAACACTCCGTCGTAACCGATGACGCGCCGACCTCGAAGCTGGATGCCGATGTGGACAACCTCGCAGTCGGTGTGCTGGCCAACCGGCCAGTAGCACCACTCGATCAGTGCGCCACGTCCATCATGCGGGAACCACTCCATCGTGTTCTCGTGAAGCCCGATGTCGATTGGCCGAGAACAGTTGGCGTGCTCAACCTGTAGCCGTGATGTAAATGACTTCATTCAACCTCCATGGCTGCGGTGATGGTCTCGGACAACGCCCTGTGCTGGGTGAGCAGGCGATTGGCGGCACCTATTGCTTCTTTCTTGCAGTAGTCGAAGCCGTAGAAGCCCCAGCACGAGTCGATCATCTCGTTGTCCTCATCGGTGATCTCGTAGCCGTAGACATCACCTCCGATGTATTGCGAGAACGCTTCGACGTGGGACTTGGCGGCTTCGCGAGCCTCTTCCTCTGAGTCCACCTGATCCTTGTCCACCGTCACGGTGCCGCTGCGCCCGCTGTCCCACGGGCAAGTGAACGGGGTGAGCGAGAGCGCAGAGGTGCCGTGAACCAAGGCGTAGACAGGAAACCTATAAACGTCCTCGTCCTGCCCCAGATTGAAGAGCGTTGTGTCTGACACCCGCTTATCGCCCAGCGTGTAGCGGGACTTGTCGCGGTAGTAGATGGTGACGCCGTGACTGAACGGTGCCTCTGCATCTGTGTCCTGCTTGATGGTGACCGTGAGGTGTCCGACTTTGAATGTATTCATTGTGTGATGTTGAGGTGTTGCTTGTGATTGTTGTAAGGGCAGAACTCTGCTCCTCCTTCGTCTGTCTGTGTCAGGTATCCCTTGATCCTTTTACCTTTGTATCGGGTAACGGCAGGGATTGAGAAGTAGGTGTTGGCGTAACCTGTGGCATAGCACGTCAGGCGCAGATCGGTGCCGTGGATCGGGCAGTTGTTCACCTTGGCCCAAGGTCCGAGGCAATCGAAGGGACCTCCGGGTCTCCACCCAATGGCTCCGTTCGAGAACTCGAATCGTTCACGAGCGATAAAGACTTGGCTCACTTCGCACCTCCATCCTGTATTGCCTTGCCGGCGGGATACTCGAAGACAACGGCGTCATCGATGATCTCGTGCTTCACCTTGCCGGTGAGCAGGTCGACGGCGCACCGCTTGGTGAGCATGTAGCCGCTTGTCAGCAGCTTGATCGACCATGATTTGTTGAATGAGTATTGGTTGATCGCCATCGCGATAATCCCGGGGGTGTGGATCATGCTGTCGGAACTGAGCCTGATCGTGTCTGTCTGTGTGGTTGCGTTCATGGTTGTGTTTCGTTAGGGACTGAGTCTTTAAGCTCTGCCTCGATGAAGAACTCCGACCCGTCAGGCAGAATGACGGACGGAACATAGGGGATGACGCCCATCTCTCGTTTGTCGTAGAGGCACGACGCGAGCATGGGCCTGTGTTTCTTTTCCATAGGCCACGGGATTTCGTCCCAGTCTCCTTCTGGATACTGAAACAAGATGACCGGGTCGGATGAAAACCATGCCTTCATCAGGGCGTCGACGATGTCGCTGTGCTTGGTGTGAAGACGGCCGTGTTCGACGACCAGTGTGACTTGTGCTGTGTGTTGTATTGCTTTCATAGGTTGTAGAGGTATCCGAGTTCTCGGAGGCTGACGTGCTTTTCGGCACCGATAATTACGCTGTCGTTGACGTTGATCCTGAGAATCTGTCCTCCCTTCTGGAGTTCGCGGCTGATCCTGATGTCAGCCTCGGATGGGGTCGGGTCTCCGCTTGGGTGATTGTGAACCACCACAAGGGAGTGCGCTGCATTGATGATCGCAGCACGGAAGACTTCCCGTGAATGGACCACGACCTGATCTAGCGTTCCGAGTGCGACCAAGACGTGGCCAGTGATCCTGCATCGAGTGTTGAGCAGGATCGCAACAAAGGATTCCTGATCCGGCGAGAACCAGGAAGCTGACGGGATGTTCTGCCTCCAGTAGGAGACGATGCGTGATGGGCAGTCACCCATGACTGCTTCGCTAGGTCCGCAGTCCCTAAGCCGCATGACCTTGAATTCTGCGGGCGGTCTCAATTGGCACCTCCAGTTGCTTTGGATACGGCTTCCTGTGCCCATCGTGCTATGGCGAGGAAGTCACCCCTCCCCGGCGCATTTGGGAACGTAGTGGCGGAAAAATCCGCTTGTGTCTTGATTGCAACGAGCGCGGCCAGCAACTCGGGGGAGGATGCGATGAGACGGGCGTTGGCACCCTCATTCATGTGCATGACAGCGATGACACCATCTTCTCGATCACGCACCTTGGTGTAGGTGCAGAACTGGCCGGGAACTGTGTTCCTGGTGATGTGCCAAGGGCCTGGGGTGTGGCTCACTTCGCACCTCCCTTCTGCTGCTGAAGCACGCGGTTCACGCGGATCCAGTACCGATCCGTGGCGGACTTTGTCGGACCCTTGGGGCCACCGTTCCAGATTCTTGCGGCGTATTCCTGATCGCGACCCTCGGCGTACCTCTTGAGGTAGAGGGCGCACACCTTGCGGGCGGCGACCCTGTTGGTCATCGACTTCCAAGTGTATGACGTGCCGGCGAACCGGTTCACGTCTTCGACCACGCCACGGTGGATCTGGAGCGGGCCAACGGCCAAGCCTCCGTCACCGATTGCTGAGTCGCGACCGTTGCTCTCGACAATGATCAATGCCGAGACGAGTTGTGTGAGTTGTGCTGCATCCATAGTTGTGTTGTGTGTTCCGGTTCAGCCGGATCTGCTAGGGACTCATTCCCTAACATCCGCAGCACTACGTCTGATCTCTGGAGCATTTCGCTGAATGATCGGGCGCAGCCTGCGGAGGTTAAGAAACGCTGCTCTTTGGCCTCCTTTGCCATTCGATGGGCGGCTCGTTTCGTTGCCGTTCCAAAGGGATCTGTTCGTCGCGGAGTGAATCCAACTCCGGGCAGTATTTGCGCCTTTCCACGCATCGGATCTCAGCGTCGCCCGCAACTTCCGATTGGCCATCTCTGGAGCATTACGCTGAATGATGGGAACCCTCTTTTGGTTGCGGCCTGAGTCGATGCGCCAGTGATGCGCCTGACTTGCCTTCATCTTACGTCTGACTGTGATCACCCTGTCCCGTGGTGTCGCCACGGTTAGGACTGACGGCGATGGAACATTTTACCCACGGAGGGGACCATCAAACGCGAGCCCAAGGCTTCTTCGATCTCCCGCAGGGTTCCCCCCACGAGCAGTCTTTCTTGCAAGGCCTGTGATTCGCACAGGAACGGTTGGTGTTGTAGGTTTATCCGTTTCAATCCGCCACGGATCACAGCAGCCCGGAGGATTGCAGCCTCGGGGTATCTCCGCAGTTTACGAGTTGCTCGCCGCACACCGATCTCCTTGGCCTCGACGGCTGGGTGTCTGTTGGGTCTTGGCATTCTGCGCTCGACGGTCTCTATCCAGCTGACCGTTGCTTGCTAGGGACTTGGGGACTAGTGCCGCTGACTAGGAAGGGACGAACCCTCCGGTCAGACCCACGCCGAAGCATGGGGCTGAACGGAAAGCCCGAGGGGCCGAAGCCCACCGGGAAAGAGACAAGGGACGCTGGTCCCTAGAGTAGGCCAGCCACAAGGAAGGCGCAGATGGCGACAACGCCCACGGACTCGCCCTCCTCGACAATCAGCCGAGCCTCACGAGGCCCAAGCCTGACAATGTGGTGGACAGCACGGGGCCAAGCGCGGCGTTCATAGCCAAAGCCGAAAAGGACGGGGCGGGATTCAAGGATCATGGGAATGGGATGAATGGGTTGAAGGCCGGGGCAGATTGCGCCACCCCGGCCCACTAGGGACGCCGTCCTTATTCGGCGGACTCGTCGTCGGCGGACTCGTCGGTGTCGTCCATGTCGCCAGCCTCGATCATGGCGATGGCCGCTTTCAGCATTTCCACGGCATCGTCGGCATCTTCATCGGCGAAGGCCCAAGCCCGCTTGGCGAGACGCTCCACGGCGTCGGTGTCGTCGGCTTCACCCTTGGCCTTGGCCTTGCCCTTGGCCTTCCCAGCCTGAATCAGGGCATCGAGGATCGACACGGCATCGCGAGCCTTCCCGGCATCGGAGCGCAAGGCACGCTGGCGCAGGCCGGCCGCACGCAAGGCCTTGTTCACAGAGTTGCTCTTTTGTGCCCGAGCATAGACCGCTTTGATTCGGCCCGTGATGGCATCATCATCGAGACCGAGTGACTTGTACTTGGCGACGGCTTCCTTGACGGCTTGGGTCAGATTGGCTGCAGCAATCACGGCCGTTTCAACGATGGCCTGCAGGGCGGTGTCGATGGCGACGGCCGAGGCTTCAATGGCCTTGGCATCGGGCTTGGCGGACTTGGTGGCGGGCTTGGCTGACTTGTTGTTGTTGGTGCTCATGTTGTGTCGTTGTTGTGTGGTGGGCGTTGCTGCCCGTTGTTGTTATTGAATAAGGGACGCACGTCCCTTGTACACATAGGGTTTATGGCGATAAACGGTTGATACCCTTACTATCAAAGGTAACAAACGGCCTCGGGGGTGGGGGGAGGGTGGGAACGCTCTGGGCTGGCTGTGGACACATACCCCCCTTTTCTCAACTTTCTGACTTTGGCAGTATTGAACGGTCCCGCACTCGTCCAGTAACAGTGATAGACGCTGTACTACTACAACGATTGTGCTCTTGCTGGCACTTACTGGATCGTGCGGGCACTTGCTGGCACTTGCTCCGGGCGGTGGGAGGCACTGGCCGGCACGTGCGGGGGTGGGGCGGGGCGACGAAGCCTCCCAGGGGAGATGGGTAGGTTGGAGCGTGGGGGTCTCCTGTGTCAGCCTCGGGCGATGGTCGCCTTGTCCTACCCTGGCCTGCTACGTGGGCCTGCTGACGCCTTCTCCAGATCACCTGGAGCGCATTAAGCGGCGAGGGGTTCTGCCCCATTCCGCTCCATCCCTTCACTCGTGGACCGCCTTACGCGATTTCCAGGAGCTACACGGCCGTTCCTCTTGGGTTCGGCGTGCTCGTGTTACCCCTGTAGCGGTGTAGCGTCAAGGGTGTTGACGTTTCTGTGGGTGGCGGGAATCCTCTGGAGCAATGAAATCGACGTTTACCTCGACGACTGCAGCTGTGATTGCCCCAGCCAATGTCTACCGCAAGCACCTGATCATCCACAATGAGAGCGGTGGTCATCTGCACGTGCTTTTGGGGTCTCGGACGACCGTTTCCACCACCAACTACACTGTCGACATCTCTAACGGACAGGTGTGGCAGGTGCCTGCTGGGTTCATTGGCGTTGTCCAGGGCATCTATGCAGCCTCTGGAAGCGCCCAGGTGACCGAGGTCAACGAGACCGACCACTGATCTTCGGGAATGGAGGGTCTTGGCTACGAGGCAACCTTGAACTCGGCCTTGATGACTCTCTCGTTCATTCCGGTAGAGTAAACCAGGTCCATCCAGACGCTTCCAAGCGGCTTCGGAGGCATCCCACGCTCCACAGCCCAGCCATGGGAGCCATCACCGTAGTCGTCCTTGTAGCCTGGGGTGCGTATGAAGACCTGCGAGTCCATGGAGACGTGGCTGTTTTTCAGGCGCTCCCGTGCCAGGGTGGCCATCCATGAGTCATGGGTGTGCCCATTGAGTATCACGTCGGCATCGGGTAGGAACGATGCCTGGCGACGGGTCGAGAGCACACCATGGGTCATCATTCCACCGCCTCCAGATCCGTGGAAATACTTCAGTTTCATTGTAACCGAAGCACCTCCTCGCTGGTCCGGCTTGTACTCCCGGTCAGCACCACGGAACTTCACCCAGCCACCGTAGCCACCAAGTCGAATGCCGTGTCCCTTGGAGCGCATCAGGGCCACCACACGCTCGCTCATGTTGATCTCGTGGCGCTTGAGGACCGAGGTCTCGTGGTTGCCCATGGCTAGTAGTGCCACAGGGTACTGCATCAGGAACTCGACCGTGTCATCGATGACGGAGTCAAAGTAGGCACCGGAACGGTACTCGGGTCGAAGCTCGTCCTTGGAGCCTCGAGGATCCCACTTCCCCTGCATGGCGTCGAACCAGTCGCCTGCAATGATGATGACAGCATTCTGTTGGAGAGCTTCATCGAAGTGGCGTTTGAGCATCTTGCGGTCGCACTTCATGGAGTCGAAGTGGACATCGCTCGTCAGGAGCACCTTCAGTTTCGATCCACGACCAAACGGAATTAGTATGGAGTGGACGTTACGTGAGAGCTCGGAGACTTCAACGGAGAGAGGATTGATAGACTTCATGGGAGGAGGAGGAAAACCCTTGACCTCTCCATCAAGCGCAATCCTGTAAGTGAGTGTCAAGATATGGCGCTGGGCACAAACGGCTCACCAGGGCAACGTTGGGCGTGCTCTGCGAAGCCGGCGTAGGCTCGGAGATCGACGTAGTTGTCCTCGTGGAAGACCCGCATCGATCGCTGCAGCTTGAACTGGCACATCATCAGTTCAACGACGTGGGATGGCAGGGTGTGAGGCAGGCGGATGCCGTAGTGCTGCTGGATGGCGGCGGTCCAGCATAGGCCGATGTTATCGTGCGATAGGTGGGGCTCACCGTACACGCTGCCGCGTTGCTGGATTGTCTCGCTGACCTTGGATTCGGCGCTCATTTGAAAGTTCGATTGATACGTCGCGCCCCTTGATCGAGACCGACTCTACGGCCTCGCGCTTCAGGAGCTCTTCGGCCAGTTCGTTGTTCCCTTTCCAGGAATGGCAGACGCAGGCCATGGTGATGTCGTGGTTGTCGGGCTTCGTTGATTTCTTCTTCTTCTCGCCGTCCGCCTTGAGCTCGCCGCGCACCACCGTGACGACGCGCCCACCTGACAGGGAGACTTGGATTATTGCACTCATCGTGGAGTGCGGTATCCGGCACACAAGTCAAGCACCGGATACCGCGTCAATCTTGTTGCGTTTGGGTGTTACTTGCCACCTTTGACAGCCTTACCACCCTTGCCGCCCTTGGGCGGAAACGGGAACGGCTTGCCACCCTTGGTGGACTTGGAATCCTTGGATCCTTTCATTTCAATTCACCTCCTTTCCTTTTGCGTATCTCCGCAAAAACCAGATTTCCGTCCATGATGCGTACAGTGCAATCAGCGACGTGTTTGACCTTGTGGGTCACGTTGTAGAATTGGCCCTTGTTCCACAGCACCAGGTCGTCCCCTGACGTGTCGAAGTTCCACCCGTGCATCCCCTGATACTTCTGCTTCTCACCCTCGTTGCGGTGGTGGAGCAGCGTTACCCAGCCTCCTGGCTTGGTCACTGCGATCATCTCGAGGATGACCGTCATCGGGTATTGGCTGTGGTCGACGCTGTTCTGGGCGTTGACCAGATCGAAGTAATCGGCTCCGAACTGCTCGTAGAGCCCCTCGCCAAAGCCCAGGATGGTCCTGACAGGGGGAACGATGCCATGCTTCTCCAGCAGGCGGTTGTAGCCCTCGGCCAGAGGGTCCACAGCGGTGACAATGATGCGGTCTTCGCCACAACGCTTGCCGAACGTGGTCAGCGGGCCAGCGCCCACATCGAGCACATGGGCGTTGGCAAAGAGTTTTCCGCGCATGAAGTCGGCAACTTGGGAATCGGGGTCAAGGCGGTTCTGGAAATCTCCAGGCCACTGACCTCCCTTGGTCTCCAGAATGGAGTCCCAGAAATTGAGCTCGTGTGAAGTTTCACTCATGCCAACCAACGTCTTGCGGCTGTCCTGTCTCCCTTGCCCAACATCCCCCTCCAAAGCGGATCTTGGTAGGCATATGGCATCCGCACCCATAAGGCGCATTCTGCCATGGCCTGCATCTGTGGAGATCCCTCCCGTACAACGGACACCGAGCACACTGACGAAGTAGCGCGAGCGTAGTACGACGCGATCTCCATCGCCAAGGGGAAAGAAGGAATCGGAGCATCCAAATTCCTGGATCCTTCCCCTCGGCGTGGAGAACAGCGATCCACTCACGCAGCCTGCGAAACTTAACAAACCTCATGCCACAGTTTGTGTACTTTCTGTGGGGTGGTTGGCACGGCCTTTGCCTTGAACAGGTCAAACTGGCCTGAGATGGCATCGGCGAGCACATCACCGCTGATGCTGCGCTTGAGCCTGGTGTGTTTCTGCCAGCCCTGAAGCAACTGCTTCTTGGGATCCCAGCGGAACACCCAGACCTTCCCCTGCGCCATTGCCTCGAACTTGCAGCGGCGCACCCTCGTTTTCTTCGTTGGATTCATAGTCTCGTGACGATTTCTCCCGGCCCGAACCACTCACCCTGGCGCGACCAACGAACAGCGTCGGTATTGCCATCGATGACCCGGATGGTCGGGAGATTGAGCTTGTTGGCGATGGCACGGACGATCGACTCATCGTTCGTCCCTTCCACGATGTTCCAGATCTCGTCCATCACCCACGAGAGGTACACCTCGCGGGCTCTGCCGTGCTTCGCGTAGAACCGCTTCGAGTTCCAGAGGTGGAACGCAGTCTTGTTCTTCACGGGATGATCAGCGGCAATGTCGAGCGTGGTGATCTTACCCACGCGCTTTTTCATCACTGCGGCGAGCATTGGGAGCGAATACTGCTCGGCAAACACCATCTCGGTGATCGGCAGGTCGCGGCCTGATCCCTTGATCAGAACCTTGTGCGCGGCTGTCACCCCCTTGATTGACCCACGGATCATCAGGGACTCCGCAAGGTGGCGGTATTCCTCCAGGATCTCCTGGTCGTTGAAGCCCAGTATCGCCGTGTTGAGCGGTGAGACGCATGGAAGTTCTGTAGTCTTGATGATGTCTTCAGCTTCAGACCATAGGCTATTCCAGGCATATACTTCCCAGTGGCGCGGCTCGTCATGCAGCACGTTCACGTCGTTCCACGTCGACGGCCGCTTCCACAGCACTGCATCGAGATCGACGAGGATGCACGGAGCCTTGAGCAGGTTGAGTGCGGCGATCTTACCAGCGGCCCAGTAGGTGTCCTGATTGATCTTTGGATCGATCCGGAGTCGCAGCACCCCGTCGTAGAGCTTGCTGATGCCGGTCGATTCAGCGAACTCCTGGCCGAGCTCATCGCAGCACAGCATGATGGGTCCGATCATGTCTCGATACGCCAGTGCGCTGAGCATCATCGTGGCGATCTCGAAGTCCTCGAGGGGCTTCTTGTAGACCAGGGCGTGTGCCCCGATTGGGTCTTGGATGTACAGGCTTAATCTATTCATTGGAACGAGTTTGGTTTTTCTTTTGCGAGGCGGACGAGATGCGGTTTGAGGCCTGGAGATGGTTTGATCTTCAGCACGAACTGCGGGGGCTGAAACACCTTGAACTCTCCGACTCCTTGTCGCCCTGCGCGGAAAGTTGCGTGAATGGTGCCGATTCCAGGGAGCGCGACTCGCTCTCCGTTGGCGATCTTCGAGAAGATCCAGGCGATGTAAGCCCGGGTGATCTTCGCAGGCTTGTTGCATGGGCTTTTCTTGGCGTACCCGTAGACCTCGTGCGCGAAGTCAGTGTGGGTGTTGAGCCGATTGTTGTAGGAACCTTTCCGCAGCAGCCGCTTGGGATAGGCACTGCGAGCAGACGAACTGGTTGAGCTCGGAGTCGAACCACTTGTGGGGTCCGTCGGATTCACAGAGGTAGCATCGTTGTTCATTCCTGTTTTTGGGTGGGACGTATCTGATGGAAGTCTTCGGTTTCATTCGTCGATGGGACTGATTCCCGTGAATCTACAGAACTGGCCCTCGTACCAGAGCTTCACGATTCCGCACTCACCGTCGCGTTGCTTCGCGATGATGAGCTTCGCCTCCCCTCGAGGCTCTCCCCGGTTCCTGTCGAGTAGGCACACAGTGTCGGCATCGCGCTCGATCTGTCCGGATTCGGCCAGGTCGCTGAGCTTCGGGGTGCGGTTTTTCTCCTTTTCCGATTCGCGGTTGATCTGCGCGAGGCAGACCATCGCCACATTCGAGGCGACCGCGCAACCCTTCAGCTTGGTCGACACCTCGCCGACCTCGTAGGTGCGCTTCTCGTGCTTACCAGAGGCTTGGATCTTCTGGAGGTAGTCGATGATCACCAACTTCACCTTGTGCCGCCGCACAGCCCTGCGGATCGACGCGGTGATGGTTGAGACCGTCCCGCCCGATGACACGTCGAGGAAGTGCAGCGGGGCTCTGGAGATCTTCACGCCGGCCGCTCCGATCTTCTTGAAGTCGCCCTCATCGAGGTCGGCCGTCTTGATCGTCTGCATGGGCACGCCGGCCACGGTCGACACCAGTCGGCGCATGAGGGCCTTCTCGCTCATCTCGGCCGTCACGAAGAGCGTGGGGACGCCCTCGTTGACGCACGCCACCTGGGTGATCGACACACCCATCGCGGTCTTGCCGATGCTGGGACGAGCAGCGACGAGGAAGAGCTCGCCGAACTGGATGCCGTCCGTCATGCGGTCGAGCATCTGGATCCCGGAGGTCACGCCGCTCAGCTTCCCGCGAGTGGCCCAGCGATCCTGGAGCGCATCGAGGAATCCGGAGACGACCGTCTTCGAGTTCGCGGTCGCCGGCATGACCTCCTGCTCCATCGAGATGCCAGCCTCGAGTTGAGAGATCGCAGCGTCGACCGGCGTCGATGAGTTTCCTGAGTCGGTCACTAGCCGCTGGCCAGCTTCACGCAGCCTGCGACGAGTGAACGCTTCGCGAACCCCCTGGACGTGGTAGCTCAGGTTGTGCTCCGAGGGACAGGAGTCCATCGCCTTGCTCCACACCTCGATCGGCATGGGCTTCTTCGAGTACACCTTCTTCCATGCTCGGCCCAGCGTGTCCATGCCTGGCTTGCCGCCTTCCTTGAGGATCGCATCAACCAGGTCGAGCGACTCCCTGACCGTGTCGTTTGTCAGCAGGCCTGCGTGCATCTGGGCGACGGCATCGGCCGCTGTCTCGGTCGATCCGATCAGGCAGGCTCCAAGGATCCCGAGCTCGTCGGACTCCGAGAAATACACATCTGTGTTTTCTAAACTCACAGCGAGTGTCTCCAGTCGGTTGGATCATTACGCCACTCTTGGCCTGGAGTAATAGGCGGTGGCGGAACCTTTTTATCGTTGTCTGGATGAATGCCTGCCCAGTTATTGGCCATAGCACGCTCGATCGCTTTTGGTAATTCGCTGGGGCCGTATTCAGTTTCCCACTTCTTTAGTGCCGCTGTGAGTCCTGTGACCTTGTAGGACTGACCTTTCTCCTTCTTGTGCTTCAGCCACAGCTTCACTGCAGCAAGGCATTCGATCGTTCGTAGTGCTTCCGGAAGCTCAACTCCATGAGCAACGAACCAAGGCGAAGGAGGGAGCGAAGCGTCAGCGGAGCCCTGTTCCTTCTTCTCTATCTTCTCTATCTTCTCTTCTCTATCGGTTAGCCGGTCGGATACCGGAGGGTTAACCGGTCGGTTTCCCTTCGGTTTCTTACCACTCGGTCTACCGCCCTTTTTGCCGTTGTTCCATGCTGAAATCAGCGAGGCGTTGACCTCTGCCCACCCCCTGGCAACGACGGCATCTCCGTCCACTTCGAGGTATGTTTCGAGCATCGCATCCCACAGGGTTTGTGGGTCGGTTTCCCACCGGCAAACCGAGGCTAAAACGGTCGGTTTCCATCCGGTAAACCGGTCGGTTTTGCGAGCCTGGCAGTGAGCCCAGAGTCGGAGTACGTAGATCGGTGCGACCTCAGTTCCGAGTAGGCGTACAAGAAGCCTGGTTTTCCAGTGATCTAAAAAGTCTGGTTCTACAATCATTCCTCTCCTCCCCCTTTATAAAAAGGGATCCACAGTATTAACTCCGTGGACCCCTATTGTATTACCACTAGACTGACAGCGCCTGTCGCTCAGAGGCGAGGTCGCGGGTGTCGGCCTTGTGGTCCGAGTACTTCTCCGGGTATCGCACTCGCAGCTTTCGGATGTTGGCTGCAAGTACGTTCGTGAACTGGATACCAGAAATGTTGCAAATGCTATTAACAAGCTCGAGCATGAGCTGGCAGGTCTGCAAGAAGGCCACTTTGTCGATCTGGCGACCGTAGAAGACGTTCTTCTTGGTCATGTCCAAAAGGTAGGAGGACTGCTCACAGAGGTTGCAGATGATAACTTCCCGGCCTAGGTGGTTAAAAGACCTGTTGCTGACCGGCTGGAAGTCGACCGGCTCAATGGTGTCCATCGCAATCGCGATGTACCAGCAGATGTCCCCGAGTTCCTCGGTGAGGTTGCTTTGGTCGGTGAACCCCATGAGCTCGACGGATTCCGTCATCGCGCCCATCGCGGCGTGCAGCAGTCGATTCTGCTCGCTGCAGGACGACCGAGGAGACTCGGTGCGAACCGCCAGCGGGATGTACTGATTAAACGTCATACTCAAAAAGGTACATCGTCCGAACTGGCGTCGACTTCCTGCGTCACGGTGTTGCCGGACACGGTCCTCGTGCCGCCGGCCTGGACGCCGCTGGCAACCGGGGTCGCCTTGGCGATGGCCTTGGCCTTCGGACCGAGGCGTGATAGTAGGCTCGAGAGCTTCGAGGCCTCCATCGGCGCAGCGCCACCGCCGCCACCACCGGGAGGATTCAGCCACGCCACCTTGCACATGGCCTTGCCCTGGTAGGTCTCCATCTCGGTCTGGATGTTGCAGGGGCGACCGAGGAACGTGGTCTTGCCCGCGAACAGAGCGTTGAGGTCTCCGTCGAATCCGAACACCTCCTTGAGGCGGCGGATGGTGTTGTCGAACGCGCTGTCCGACAGCCACGCCCGATAGACGGCGATCTTGCCCTTGTCGACGCCCTCGGACACACGCACTGGGATGCGGATGAACGGGGTCTTTTTCTCTCCGCTCTCGCCGAACCATCCCGTTTCACCGGGGTCTTCGACGATGCACTCGTAGGAACCTGCGTGTTCGATGTATTTGTTGCTGCTCATGTTGGTTTACTGAAGGGTTTCGAGTTTCTGCACAGCGGCCTTGAGGCGGTCAGGAGGGAGCGTGCCGATCAGAGGCATGGTCTTCTCCCACTGAGCCTTGGCAGCGTCGCTGAGCTTGGCGGTGGCGTACAGCGCGGTGATGCGCTCGCGGAGGGCGGACGGGCTGTTGGCCTTGATCTCACCGGACAGGCTCTCCCAGTTGAGCGGGATGCTGTCTGGCAGGTTGAGACGGTTCTTCGCGTCCCACGCGGGGCTCCACTGGGTGTGCAGCACGCGGTCGCCGCCGATGGTCTTCTCTTTCATCGCGCCCTTCTCCTTGGTCTTGAAGACCTCGAAGACGGCGAACAGGCAGGCGTCGGGCCACTCGCGGAAGATGCCGGTGAACTTCTTGTTCCCCTTCATCTCGTAGCGATCCCACGAGTCGCCACGGGGATCCTGAAACGTGCGGATCTGGACGTGCGACAGGATGATGATCCACAGGCGCTGGGCGTGGCGGATCTGGTCGAGCTTGGCGAGCACCGACACGAGCTCCTGCTCGGCGATGGTGTAGCCCTTCCCGTATCCGTAGTCCTCGATGTTGGCCTTGCCGTCCCGTTTGCAGATGCCGTCGTAGATCATCCGCTCGAGCCAGTCGGCGGTGTCGATGACCAGCGACTTGTACTCGCCGGGGTTGGTCGCCAACTCATCGAGGAGGGCGTTGAGCTCCTGAAGGGAGCTTGGGGAGAATCGAGCGACGTGCTCGAGACCGGTCAGACCGTCCTCGCTGCAAACGAACAGCGGGTTCGGAGCCTGGGATGCGATCGTCGACTTACCGATACCTTCGGGTCCGGCGATCAGGATGCGGGGAGGGAGCTCGGCGTCGCCGCGCTTCACTTTAGCTAGGATACTCATTTCAGTTCTGTGTGTTTTTGAGGTGGTTGAAGTAGGCCTCAAGCCCGAGGTGAACCAACGTGCCCAGACGGAGAGCCTCGGACGCCTCATCGTCTTGGATTTTGCGGACCTGCTCTTCGTAGTGCAGGAAATGGTGGCGGGCGCATCGACGAAGCGACGACGACCGCGAATTGGTCAGAAGCTGGCGTTCGCCGTCTGACTGGATCTTGAGCTCGTTGTGAGCGGACTTGGTCTTGGCAAACCGGATGCCATCGACCGAGGCGCGGCCCGAGCAGAGATCGAAGAACTCGCACGTGCGGTTGTAGGCGTTGCACGCATTCGGATTGCGCGGCCACAACTGCTGCTTGCGGAAGTAGAGGATCTGCTGGCTCAACTGCCAGGCGTCGCTCATGTACTCCAAGATGTCGGAGTCGAGGCGGGCGATCTCCTTCTGGGCATAGAAGTTGAACGGGTTCTCGCGCAGGACTCCCAGCACGCGGGTCTCGAACTCCTCCGGGGTCTCCGGTCGAGTCTGGACGACGTAGCCGGCCTCGGTGTCACCGGTCTCGCGCCACTTCTTGCCGTCCTTCGTCCGCACACGGTTGCCGTTCGCATCGAGTACGATCTTGGAGCCGGCCTCGTCACGCAGCGGGATCTGCGCCTGGCGTTGACCAGGCTTGCCCATCACGTCGTAGATGACGCCACCCACGTCCTGGCCGGTCTGCAACGCGCCCAGGAAGTACTTCGAGACCTGCGTGTCCATGCGAAGCCGGTCCCAGTAGTTGGACTCCGGAGCCACGTCATCGCTGGTGGTCTTGTGCTCAAGGACGATCAGCTTGCCGTCGGAGCGACGACGAAGCAGGGCGTCCATCTTGCCGGCCTCAGAGAACGAGCGGCTCGTGCCTTCGGTCTCCGGGTTCAGCAGCGGGAACGCGAACTCGCGCTCTACGTCGACGACCTGGTAGGCGCTCCAGTTGTTGCACCACACCGCGTCGTAGACGGTGACCATCGCTCGGGCCTTGGCGACCGAGAACAGATCGTCACTCTTGATTGCGGTCAGTGCGACCGCCAGTTCCTCTCTCATGCTCATGGTAGTATTTCGATTACCGTTTCTTCTTGGTCTTTTTTGCTGACCTTTTCTTGTCGAATTTCGAGCTCGATAAGGTCTGGAGAATCATCCCGCAGTACGCCCCCATATCGAAGGAGGTCGATGACGTACTTGGGGCAGACGTTGTCGGGGTCGAGGAGCCGGCAGCGCCTGCTCGTAACCACGACTCGAATGCGCGTTTTGCCTCCTTCTTTTCTCGGTGCCGCTGCCAGTGGTTCATTCCAAACAGCCGGTTGAGGCTGGGCAGTCGGTACTTGAGTGTGATCCTGAGTCCCCCTGGTGGAATGCCGTTGAAGGAACTCGGCGAGTTGCTCTTCATTCCAGCGGGGCATTGGTGAGTTTGGATAGGACGCTCGGCCAGTGGAATCTGAGGTCTCGGTTGTTGAGCCTGACAACAGGTATCTTACCCAAGGCTGCGTACTTCCTGACACGTCTCGCGCTGTATCCGATCTTCTCAGAAAGCTCGGATACCGTAATCAACCTTTCGGAATCCAGTGGATGTTCAGAGGTTTTTTTCATGCAGCAAATATGCACTCAATGTGCTCTCAAGCTGCACTCAAGGTGCGTTCAGGGTCAAATGAAATTTCAAAAAAAAAGATTACGCCGCGTGGATTGCTGAAACCGGTGCCGATCCAAAATCGGTCGATTTTCCGCCCGAAAGCTCGTGTCGAAGCATTGGATACGTCATCGCATCAAAAACGTGGATGAGGCCACGCGCAGTCTTCTTCGGCTTGAGAGGCTCGTCCTTGCGCCCCTCGAGCATTAGGAGCGTCTCCTGAGCCCACGGGCACTGGGCTGACACCAAAATCGTGTCCTGGTGCAGCTTGCTCTGCATCATGCGAACGCGGGCCTCGATCGATCCCGCGCCCTTCGGACAGCCGATCATCTTCATCTGAGGCAGATGGTGGAGCAGGCCGGCGCGGTTGAACTCCTTCTCGAAGTCCCAGGCGTCGTAGCTGCCACCGCCGCCAGGACGCCACTGGTTCACCGCGCTGTCGTCGGCGATGTGCTCCCAGGCCATCTTCCGACCGACGGCCTTGTTCCAGGCCAGGATCCGATCGACGATCTCGTTGGCCATGTTCTTGTAGAGGATCTTCTCGTTCAGGTGGCAGATCTCGTCGAACACGATCCAGATCGGCTCATTCTCGAGTGGAACCAACTGCATGAACACGGCGGTCGAGTACACCTGGCCAAGGTCGTAGCCGATCGCACACGGAGCCCAGGGCACCGGAGTTAGTCCGGTTCCGAGCCTGAGGTCTCCGACGATGTGTCGCTCTGCGGAGTAGTGCTGCTTGAAAAGGGCTTCTCCTGTGGGTCTTTCGATCCACTTGCCTTCGATGAGGCGAGCCCTTTCGATCGGGTCTCCCTTGACAGCCCTTTCGAGTGTTTCCAGGTAGCTGGCCATCTCGGGCCGATGCGCGTTTTCTCGGAATGGGACATGGTAGACTGAGAAACTCTTGTCTCGTTCTCCGGTTTCGTGGTTGAAGGGCTCCTCAAAGAACACCTGGTACACCCAGTTGCTCGGACCCTTGGGATTGCAGGTCGCCACGTACTGCTGCGGGCCTTGGATGTGGCGGCGTCGGTTCAGCTGCGCGGCGATCAGGGTGAAGTAGTCACGCCCCTCACAGTCGGTCAACTCGTCGGGCAGGATGAACGACGGGTGAATACCCTTGATGCGTCCAGCGATCGCCTCGGCGTACGGAATGGCGATCTGGAGGATCGTCGACCATCCACCGTGCCGGTTACCCACCTTAAGGATTCGGTCCTTTGTGTTCGGGTCCAGCTTCGAGGGGATCCACTCCATTCCGATACCTTCCTCCCAGGCTGGCAGGATCAGTGTCTCCAGGTCATGGATCACACCGAACTTACCGGTACGGATGGATGGGGTGACGATCAGACCGAGGGCATCCCAGTTCTCGTAGACGTGCCGCACCATCTTGTGCTCGGCACCGATGGACTTGCCTGAGCCCTTCTCGCCGTAGGCCAGAATGAACGGCGCGGCGTCGTTGAAGATCTTCAACTGTGTCGGGTTGAGATCAGGCATCCACACCTTGGTGGAGGCGGGGCGGGGCTTGTGGTCTGGATTAAAGTCCAGCTCCAGCGAGGCAAGGGCCTCCAGTTCTTCGTCGCTTGTCCTAGACGGCATCGTTGACTCTCCTGTTCAGTTACCTTATTCCAAGGCCAACAGATCAAGCAAGGAGCCAGGAAAAATATGAGCCCCAATAAAATGGTCATTTCCCTTGAGGGGAACGACGAACTCAAGGAGTACCTCTCGAAGAAATCGCCTGGTGATACCTGCGAGTTCGAGGTCACCGCGTCGATGGACGAGATGACTCCCGATCAAGCCACCTTCTCCGTGAAGAGCGCCGAAGCCTACTCCGACGAGGAAGAGGCTCCCATGACTGAGGAGGCTTACACGGGGGAAGGCGAAGCGGCCGTACCAGAAAAGGGACCGGCCGCAGTGATGATCGCCTTCGGAAAAAAGAAGTAGGCCACCCCCAGGAAACCGACAACCCACTTACCTACCGTGCGGTAAAGCGATATCAACAAATTGGGGTATGGGACGGATGGGGCATCGAGCGTTTCAAGAAGGCGTGCCGCTTGCTCGGCGAGACGCCAGAGGAGCTCGCCGTCTCATGCGCTATTACCATCCGTCAGCTTCGTCTCTGGATGAAGCAGGGATTGTTCCCAGGTCACGCTGCACTGCTGTTTCACCTGCGTGAGCAGGATTGGTTTCGAGCCCAAGGACTCAAGAAATAATGCCACTCAACTACAAGCTGCTCACCAAGTTCGGGACTCACGAAGATCGCCTCAAGGAGATCTTCACTGCGGCTCCGGAGCGGCTTCCTGCCGATGCTCCCGAGGAGTTGAAGAAGAACGTCCTCGCCGACTACCGCGTGCGGCAGAAGATCGAGGAGACCATCGAGAACCGGATCGACGAAGCCATCCTGCAGACGCTGCGGACCAGCCACCTGTACGCCGCCGTTGACCTGGCCTGGGACTCATCGACGATCACACGTCGCACGATCCCGCTCGTTCTCTACGCCCAGAAGCGTATCGACATGGAGCGCTGTGTGACGCAGTTGAAGGATCTCAGTTGTGCTGACCAGTTCGTCAAATACTCCGGAGGCAAGCCCAAGTCGATCGATCTACCCAAGTTCACCGAGGTCAGCATCAACCTGCTGCGGTCGATCATCAGCCGCCGCGTGGCCGCACAGAGCGCCCGCTTCACCAACCTCTACCCGTTCTTCAAGTTTGAGCCCCGTGGCACCTCCGAGGCCGACAAGCTGCGGGCAGACATTCTCTCGCAGCGGATCGACATCATGGCCGACCAGTACGGCTACCGCGCTTCCCAGATCCAGTGGATCCGCGATATGCTTCTCTATCCTCACGTAGTCGCATTCCCTGCGGCGAAATGGGATCGCGAGATCGAGTGGTACGACGAGAACGATGAAAAGGCGGACGAGTTCCAGGACAAAGAGGTCAAGCCTAAGAGCCGCGTGAAGCGGGAGGGTGTTCCCCTGATCACCCCTCACCCGAGCCGAGTGTTCTACGATGTGGCTCACCCGATCCAGTCGATCAACAGCGACAGTGGGTGCGAATGGTTCGGTTTTTGGGACATCTTCCGGTACTCGCAGATCCTGGACAATCCGAGCTACTTCAATCGTCAGGACATCACGTACTCGCCAGACGCCACGTCCTGGTTCCAGTCGTACTCGAGCTACTTCAGCCAGTACTACACGAAGATCTCGCCCCCGGTGAATGGTGAGGACATCGCCTCGCACAACGACCGTAAGGCGCAGATGGACCGATACACGTCGCAGATGCGCGATTCTTCGGTCTACGTCACGCACCTGTACTGGAAGATCAAGCCGAACGAGTGGCGCATGGGAGACTACCCGCACGCCGTCTGGCTCCACCTGGTGGTAGCGAACTCGAAGAACGTCATCGCCGCCGAGATCATGCCCGACTGCCCTGGATTCGTGTTCTCGTTCAACACGAGCCAGCAGCGCCTGGTGAACCTCTCGATGGCGCACGAGCTCCTGCCGTTCCAGGACCAGCTGTCGAACCTCTTCAGCCAGCTGCTGGAGTGTGCGAAGCGGGATCTGTTTGGCATCGCGATGTTGAACCTTGATGCGTTCCCTGTGGAGAACGAGACCGCCAAGCAGGCGCTCGATGCATTCCGCGAGGCGATGAAGAACGAGAACTTCTTCGCGCAGACCTCCGTCCTGGAGGTGTCGGTCACGAAGATGCGCGAGCTTGGTGTCGACCTGGATAACGTCTTCAAGATCATCCGCCAGCCGCCAAATACTAATCTCAACACGATTATCAACTCGATCAGCCAGACCATTATGATGGCCGAGCGGGTGATGGCGCTGTCACCCCAGGAGCAAGGTCAGCAGAGCCCACGTGAGACCTCTGCGACGGAGGTGCAGATCATCGCCGGCACGACGGAGAACATCTACCAGTTCATCTCCGACGCCGTCGACGAGGGTCGTTCTGCGGTGAAGAGGTATCTCTACAACGCTCTGATCAGCCTGGGCACCGAGGATATCTACCTGCCGGTGGTGAACCGTTATCGCCGAGACGTGGCCGAGAAGGCTGGCTTCACCATCACGGACGACGAGGGTGCCGAGATGATGCCTGGTCCGAACCCAATCCAGTTCTCGGTGATCGGCACCAAGAAGAACCTGGTCGCGGAATACATCTTCAACAGCCGCGACGGTGCCGAGCGTGCGTCGAACATCCAGGGCGCTCAGACCCTGACTCAGATGCTCGGTGTGCTGATGCAGCCTGCTGTGCTCTCAATGCTGACAAAGGAGAAGCTCGCTGACATCATCAACACGATCATCCGGCAGTCTGGCGCTGGAGTAGACGTGACGGTTGAGCCTCCTCCTGGTGAGGGTGCCCAACCTGTCATGGGTGCTCAGCAACAGATGCCGTCAGCGATTCCGAGTGAGACACTGCAATCGCAGCTTCCGACCTCGTGACACTCAAGGAGAGGACAATGGACAAAGATCAGACATCCACCCAAGGCGACCAAACACAAACGCAACCCCGCATCATCGACGACCCTCTGCTGGCATCACTCGCAGAGGATCTGTCGATCCTGGCAAATACCGAGCAGGCTGTTCAGCAGAACCAGCCGCCCGAAATCAAGCCTGTCGACGAGAAGAAACCTGATGAGGCCAAGCCGGCCGAAACGAAGCCGGCCGAGACCAAGCCCGCCACTGTCAAGGCTGGTGTCAAGCAGCGCCCCGACATCAAGAAGGAGCTCGACGACGCACTGACACGCCACCTGGCTGACATCAAGCCGCAGGCGCAGACTCATCCCGCCCTGCCTGATCCAAAGAAGGCTGACGAGCTCGACATGGCCGGCCTTGTTGATGAGCAGATCGACGAGATTGAGGACGCGAGGTATCTCGAGCAGAAAGATCCCACTCAAAAGGGATACGCCAAGAAGCTGCTCGACTTCTACAAGGCGGTCGACAAGTGGGTCGATGACCATAAGGACGACTCAGATCGCACGTTCGACGAGAACGACGAGGAGTTCACCTCGTTCATCCAGGAGAACAAGCCGAAGTGGGCTCCTGGTCAGCGCGACAAGATCCGCAAGGCCCGCCTCATTGACGAGGCTAAGCGTGAGGCTCTCAAGGATCTGCAGCCTGAGATCGATGCCGCGAAGCGCGAGGCACGCGAAGCCCGTGTCACGCCCGTCATGGATCGCAAGGTCAATCAGTTCACCGAGGCTTTCGACAAGGCTGCGACCTCAGACGATCCGCTCGAGAAGGATGTCTTCGGCCGCTACAAGGACAGTGCTGTTGCCCTAGCTTCCGACTGGGTGCGCCTGGCCGAGGGAGTTGACGACATCACCAAGCCGAAGAACCAGGAGCAGGCTGGCCGACACAAGTGGCTTATGGAGTTCATCGGCCACCAGTCGTCTGTGTTCGATGCCCAAGGCGGCGATAACAAGATCCGCGATGGCCGTCAGTTCGTCACGCCGGTCAAGTTCGCTGAGCTTGCGTCCTCTGGGAAGGACACCTCGAAGGTGTGGACGTTCAACAACGACGACGTGCTCACCATGCTGCAGACGCACATGATCGAGTCCGCAAAATCCCAGGTGAAAGCCGAGGAAGAAGTGGCTGTGAAGCGCGGTTTCGTAAGGCAGCGCCCTCAGGCCGCGTCCAAACCGGCAGAAGAACCGAAGCCGGTAACCGGAGTCCGTGCGTCGGCCTCTGCCGCTCCAGGCGCTGTCCCGTCGAATCAGACTGATGATACTCCGCACCCTGGCAAGGAGGTCATCTCGATCCTCGGTCTGTAACACTTAGGAAAATCCGTAATCCCCGCAGTGATTCCCGGCAAAAGTCGGGCGCTGCGGGGCTTTTCTTTGTACCAGGGTATCAGCGAGGGACGATGAGTGGCGAAAAGGACATAACCTATGCCCGCACAAACCACGTTCCCCGGCTTCAACGCCAATAACTGCACTCCGCTGTTCTTCGACGTTGATGGCTCCACCGGATGCTCCCTCACCCGGGCCGACATTCGTCCGTTTACCAAGGACGACTTCGCTGCCCAGGGTTTCAAGGAGGTCGGGATGGATCGCATCATCGCCCAGACTAAGGAGGCCCGCCTCGTCGGCGTCCCGCAGCGTTCGCTGATGGACCTGATCCTCTCCCGCCACGCCCCCATCAAGGAGGGTTCTCCCGGCAAGGATCAGTCGATCATTGCTCCGTACCGTCTGGTGCCTCGCCGCCACATGGTCAACATCAACTACTTCCTGATCAGCGCGGGCTCCGCGAGCGCCCCGAACGATCCGGCTTCCGCGTTCCCGACCGGACTCCCGGCTACGGCCTGGTATCTGACCGTGACCGCTTCGACCGGCGGCTTCGGCAGCGCGATCAAGAACATCGAGAAGTACTTCCTCCCCGGAATGTACCTCTCGGTTGAGACGACCGCTCGTCACGTTGGCGCTGCCTGGCAGACCTTCGTTGGTGGTGGCAACATCGACCAGGGTCTGATGAACCAGTACCGCGTCGTCGGTGCTGTCGGTAAGACTGGCGACTCGAACACCGCCTACGTCATCGTTGCCCCGACCGAGTTCCAGTCCTACGAGGCTTCCGCTTCTTCGTGGGCTACGTTCAAGGCGAACACCAGTGGTTCTCCGTCTCCTCAGGCTCGTGCTGCTTCTGTCGAGGTCACCAAGGGCACCGCCTTGATTATGACCAACTCGGTCAGCGACAAGGAGGCCTGGTGCTACCAGCAGCCGGCGATCAACAATCTCGGACTCATTGAGTACTGGCGTCAGACCTACCGTTGGACGCATCAGTACAACGACGAGTACCTCAAGGCGCTTGAGGCCCCGCTCACCAGCGAGTTCTTCAAGAAGTTCCGCACCCTCCCGATCGCCGAGCAGCGCCGGCAGCAGGAGATGATGATGCAGAAGTGGTACTTCAACACCGTGTTCTACGGTCAGCGCATCAGCGACAAGCAGACTCTGTCCACCTGGACCGACCTGCCGACCATCGATGACGTGACCAACCCGGGGTGCCCGCTCGAGTACAAGTCGAACACCCTCGGCATCCGGACCCAGCTGGGCGAGTGCGGCAAGGTGCTCGACCTCAACGGTGGTGCGCTCAACGTCGACACCCTCATGGAGCTCGCCTACAACCTGAAGCGCGAGCGCGGAAACGATGGCTCCTCGATCGAGACCATTGACCTCATGGGTGATCGTTTCACTAAGGCCAAACTGCGCGATCTGATGATCCGCTACTACAAGGCCAAGTACGGCGCTGCGGACATCAGCATCAACCTCCAGACCAACCAGAAGATCGTCGACAACATGACGAACCGGTTCGTCTTCGAGTACGACAAGTACGACCTGCCCGACCAGGGTGTCAGCATCGCGTTCTTCACCGACACGTTCTTCGACGATCGCATCGCGGCGTCGCAGAGCCTCGGTGCTGGCTCTGGTACCAAGAACCGCGCTCGTCAGCTGTGGGCGGTCGATTGGTCCGACATCCTGGTCGGCGTTCTCGGATCCCGGTCTGTCACCCGCCAGACCAACACGTCCGACAACCTCTACAACTGCGTGATTGATCCGAACATCAATCATTACAAGCTGAACTCTCGCACCATCGAGGTTCAGGTCGGCAACGCCAACCGCCACACGGTGATCGAGAACTTCAGCGATGCTTGCCCGAGCGTCACTGTCTCGCAGTGCTCTCCAACCGTCGCCTAACCAACCAATTGGGTGAGGTCATCGGAGGCCCCGGTGGCCTCACCCTTTCAACTCTCACTTCCTTGATTTATGGCTAACTCCCAAGTCCCTTCTTCCCAGACTGGCGTCACCCAGGTTCCTGCCTTGCGTGAGGCTGGTCGCCGTACGTTTGCCGCCGAGGTTATCTTCGAGCGGTCTGCATCCCACGCTGCACCGTCCATCCGATCGATTGCTTCGCTGGCTTCTGCCGGAAGCACTCAGGCTGATGCTGGTGCCGTGTCGGGCGCTGTCCCGGTCTACAATGTCTCCGGTGGCGACGGCACCAAGGGTGTTGTTCTCCCGGTGGCTGTGGCCGGCACTGAGCTCGCCATCTACAACGCTGGTGCTGGTGCGCTGAAGGTCTATCCCGCTTCCGGCGGATCGATCAACGGTGGTTCCGCCAACGCTGCGCTGAGCGTGACCTCGAAGACTGTGGCCCGCCTCGTCAACCTGGACGGCACCAACTGGGCCGCGTAACCACACCCCCCCCCTCTCGGGTGCTGTCCCTCTCCCGGCACCCAGACGCCGGCCCCCATCACAGCGCAATGTTGTGGTGGGGGCTTTTTCACATGAAGACCATCATCTCAATACTGATTCTGGCCACGCTCTGTGGGTGTATCCTCACGAAGCCGGCAACGTCCAAACAAGCTGCCAATACGGTCGCCATTGAGAAGGTCGAGGAGAAGCTCGTCGAGGAGTCGAAGGCTCTGACGACCGGTGCGCTGGATGCGCTGTCGTTCGCCCCCACCAACAAGCCGACCGACCTGGCCAAGAAGTTTCTGCAGCGAGACCAGCAGATCGAGGGAATGCCCGCCGAGCGCATCGATGTCGCCGGGATCCTCGCCACCAACAAGGCCGCGATCGATGCCCTGGAGCGTCGCATGGAACTCCAGCAGGAGTGGCTTCAGGAGCGTGTAAAGCTGGAGGTGGAGCTCCACCAGGCCAACACCAAGCTGCTCGAGCTTGGTCGGCTGTACGAGCAGGAGAAGGCTAAGTCCACCTGGAAGCGTATCTGGGCTTGGACGATGAGCACCTTCGGCATCGGCGGTCTCGTCGCCCTGGTCATCTTCTGTCCTGCGGTCCTCCCGGTCTTTGGAGCTATCGCCTCGTTCCTGATCTCGAAGATTCCTGCACTGACCAATCTCCTGGGCCTAGTCGGCAAGTCCGCGTTCGATGCGGCGGTGAAGGGCGTGGGTAATACCAGGAAGCGGCTGAAGCTCTCGGCCGAGGAGAGTCCGCAGCGCACCTTTTCCGCAAAGGAGGTTCTCAACATTCTCGACGGTGAACTGAAGGATGCCACCGAGGTAGGTGACGCCAACTTCAAGAGTCTGATCGAGGCACGCAGAAAACGACTCAACGTATGATTCGATCGATGATGAACGCACTGTTCTCGGCAGAGAACGGAGGTGACGACGCAACCCGTGTGATCTCGAAGGGGGTTCTAGGCTTTGTGGCCTCGATATTTCCGATCGCCGCATCCAAGTCAGGGATGTTCCACGCCGTGTTTGAGACGGCTGCACTGTGCCTCGGCGTGGTGGTGTCGTTCCTCACAGCTGTGTCGCTGGCGTTCACGGTCGAGCGAAAGATCCGAGCCCGCATCGAAGAGTGGAAGAATCCGGGTGCAGCCAAGAAGCGTGAAGACAGCCTTCGTGATTGACCACCCGTTACCCTCATACAAGGATAACTGCCATGGAGAAGAAGTACTTTTTCGTGATGGCCTCAGACGGTGCCATCGATTTCCAGCCCACCGGTCAGTACAACCACAAGTTCTACGGCGTCACCGAGGTTGACAGCCAGGAGGAGTACGACCGGCTCAAGGCTCGTGGGTGTCGAGAGATTTCCAAGGAGGAGTACGCCGAGGAGTTCAAAAAAAAAGCGGGGCTGCAGGGGCTCTTGGACGAGTATCGTCCAATAACGGAGGTGCGGCGTGTGCAACTTGCGGAAAGAAAGCCCTCCGTTGAGGTCAAAGTCACAACGCTCGAGTCTGTGAAGACCGCAGCGCCCGTCCCAACCAAGAAGTAACACACCATGACGTGGTCCGAGTTTAAGGCTGCCGTCGATGAGCTACTCACAATTGAGCGGCGACGACTCGGCGTGCAGCCGTTCATTGACCGCCAGGTGCGGCTGGCAGTCGGAGACGTTCAGCGTCTCATCGACTACTACCGCAAGGGCATCGTGACGACACTGGATCACGACGACGTGATTCGAGAGGGGTTTACCTCCAAGGCGCAGCTGCCTAATGGTGCGAGCCTCCGCGAGCTCTATCACATCAGGACCGGCAGCATCTCTGCCAGCCGGCCGCTGTACGAGATACCGTTCTCGAACAAGCGCGAGCTCGTCGGTGGCGTCATCAACATCGGCTGCAGCGGTAGTCACTTCCGCTACTGCATCGACCACCGCGACGCCGCCCGGGACATCTACGTCTATCCGGCGCTCACACCAGGCTACGCGATCCAGATCGTATGGGACGCTGTAGTCGGCCGTGGTGCTGATGGCGACTTCGCTGAGACGGATGTCGTTCCGTTCGATGAGCCGGTGGTCACCCTGGTCCATGAGTACGTGAAGATGAAGCTGGCCCGCGAAGTGGAGCGGGATCTGGCACTCGCCAAGGACTACGAGCGGACCTACCGCGTCGGCATCGCTTCGCTATACTCTGAGGTTCAGGAGCGTCTACGACTCAAGCGTGCCAAGAGCGAGGCTGATTGCGCTCCTCCGACAGCGTGCAACAACGACATCCTGGTGCTCGACAACGTCATCCCAGGTGGATGCGGCACGGTCTCTCCGGAAGCTCTCACCGGTTCGTGCGAGAGCCTGGCGATCACGTCCCCCATGATCGAGTGGGTGATGTTCGGAGACAGCGGCGAGCAGGCGACACTTGCTGACACCATCGAGGTGGCTCGTGCGGTGCGGGCGCTGAATCCGCAGTTCGTCGTCCACATGGGCGATGCTGCGTACGGCACTGGCGGACTGAACGGTGGCAATCGAGCATTGGTTCGAGACCTCTTCACCAAGCACTACTGGAACTTCATTCGAGAGAACCGGATGCACTTCGCCTTTGGTAACCACGATCTCGAGACCAACTACGGCGCAGCGTTCTTCGAGGAGATCCCGATCCTCAAGACCGTCATCGGATCGAACCAGTCGCTCAACAAGTATTGGTACGAGTTCGCCCAGGGGCCGATCCGCTTCTTCGTCCTGAACAGCGGATCCGACGACTCCGACCCGAACATCTTCTTTGCCGAGCAAAAGGCCTGGCTGTGGCAGCGAGCCTGCACTGCCAAGGAGCAGTGGCTCGTGGCCGTCTACCACCGGCCTGCTTACACCAGTGATGCGAATCACGCTCCGGGCAGTCTACTCATGCGGGATCTCAACCTGCACGAGATGGGCTTCGACCTGGTGGTCAACGCGCACGCCCACAACTACGAGCGCATCCTCGACCAGCACGGCCTGATGCACGTCATCTGCGGCCTGGGTGGTGCCACGAAGCGCGGCAAGCTCAACGCTGGCTCTCCCTACGTGCCGACCGGATCCCAAATGTTCTTCAGCAGCAATAACGGGTTCCTCCGGTTCAGCGCCAACGAGGCTGAGATGCAGTTCGAGATGGTCACCGTGGAGAACGAGGTCGTCGACCGCGTGACTCTCCAGAAGCTGCATCCACGATACGTTGATTGCGACGGCTACGGGTATGCCAACGCATAAGCGGGTCATCGCGCAGGCTTACGATGAGAAACACATCGAGCTTGCTCGTTACTTCATTCCAAGGATGGCGAGGTGGTGCGAGGCCAACGGCTGGCGTCACATCGTCCGCCACGTCCATTCGACTCACCACGATTACGATCACAACTACCGGAAGTACCCGCTCGTCCGGGAATTGATCTATGACCACGACGTGGTGGTCTGGGCTGACACGGATGTGATCCCGGTGTCTGGCAAAGACTTCATCATTCCCGACGGCGACATCCACTTCTCCTGGGACCGCCACGGGCTCTGCGCTGGATTCGTGGCGTACAGGTCATGCCAGTGGACGGCGGACTTCGTGGAGGGGCTGACAGCGATCATTCCCAAGCGGGGGCTGCACCACACCCACGAGCAGGAATGCCTCAAGGCGATCACGCTGATCGGCGACTGTGTCCACCACATCCGAATGCTCCCGGAGACGATCGTGGCGAATCCGCACTTACCGCACTGGGAGACTCCTCCTACCTTCTTCCACGCCTGGTCGAACGGTGGTGTGGCCGACGCGATCAACAGGGCTGATGCGATATGCAACTCCACCACAGCTTCCTAGAGACTAGGTGTGGTCAATGGCTTTCGAGAGAATTGGCTGGAGACATCAAGGATGCGCTGGCCAGTAACCGGCCGAGGCCAGAGCAGTTCTGGATCGTCGACAACTCGGCGATGAACACGCCTGGATACAGGGCTTACAACCCAACCATCATCCGCAGCGGTGACAAGACTCTGATGGCATTCCGCCGCCACGGACTGGGCGACCACTCCGATCAGGCAATGGGCGTGGACTCCCACATCGTGGTCTGCGAGCTCGACCAGGATCTCCGCAGGGCCTCGAACCACCGGATCATCTCCAGCCTGGTCGGGCCGAACTCTGAGGATCCGCGCCTGTTCCACCACCGGGACGCTGTCCACCTCTCGTACACCTCTGCTGCGTACACTCCAGGCAACGTCTGGGATTGCATGATGCAGTGCGCTCAGCTGAACCAGGACTCGGGATCCGCGCTGCTCCACTACGACAATCGGTTCGGCGTGAATGGTGCGTCCCACGAGAAGAACTGGACCTACTTCAGCGACGGCGGAATGCTGCGGTTCGTCTACAACATCGAGCCGCTGATTGTCTTTGAGGTCGAGACCAGGAAGATATGGTATCACCGGCATCGCGGAGAGTGGGTGTTCGGCATCCCTCACGGCGGCACACCTCCGGTCAAGGTGGGCGACCTGTGGATCTCGTTTTTCCACTCGTACCGCAAGCATCCGATCTACAAGCGGCAGTACTTCGTCGGGGCGTACGCTTTCGACGAGACGATGAAGGTGCGGATGTTCACCCCCTGGCCGATCTTTGCGGGTGACGCCTCAGATGGGTACTGCTTCGACACAAGCCGATCGAACTGGACGCCGATCGTGGCGCTTCCGTGCGGGGCGATATTCGACGGGGATGATTGGACAGTGTCGCTCGGTATCAACGATTCCTACTGCGGCATCTTCAAGATTCCTCACAGAGCACTGATGTCTGATCACCTCAAGGAGGTTGTAACTTCTTGAAGAAACCTCTTTGCGAGGGTAACAGACTGGCATGGCGCAACTAACGGTCAAACCTGCGGATGGAGGCACCTTGATCACAAGGGCCGCATCTGCTGACGTTGGGGCGCAACGGTACACCGCCAAGGTGAACTGGCGGCGCGACCTGACCGACGAGATGACCCGTGAGGGTTGGGACTACTTCAACCCGCTCCCAGACGAGGTTGACTTCCAGACGTTCCCGTTCCCTGGATCCTCCTTTCCGATCAACCTGATCCACCACGTCCGCCGTCCAAACGGCGAGAGTGCGGTCGTGGTCGGCAACGCAACGACGCTGTACCGGTTCAATACCGTGCTCGAGGGATACACCACGGCCGACTACGCCGACGGTGTGCTGGACAGTCCTGCTGGCGCACTGCTGCAACCGTACTTTGCCACGCCCACCCGCTGGCAGATCATCGGCTCTGGATTCGATCCGGATGGCCGGCGCTGGGAGGCTGAGAACGTCAACGGATCAACCGTGTTTTCCAACGGGGTCGATCTCCCGGTCGAGTACCGCGTCGAGTACTGGGAGACCAAGCCGCTCTACGAGCTCCGCGAGCAGGGTGTTATCTGCCTTGGCACCATCGGCGAAGATGCGTCGATACTGATGGGTGGTGATGTCACTGAGATTGACTCCACAGACATCGATACTGTCCTTGGCCTGATCACCTCCGGATCGATCACTGTCTCACAGGTTGGGTTTACCCGGAATCGGAACGTCAGTGCGACCAGCACCGGCACCGTGGTCACGACGAACACGGCGTTCTTCCAGTCCACCGACGTTGGCCGTGTGCTCGTCTGGTCGAACGGCAAACGTCAGACGATCACCGCCCGCAACAGCGCGACCGAGATCGTGGTGTCCTCTGGAGATGCGGTGCCGCTCGGCCGCACGTTCCACATCACTGACTCGCAGCAGATCTCCACGAGTAATGCTTTCAAGATCACCGCGTCTGCATCGTTCTTTACGAGCGAGATGGACGGCAAGGTTCTGTCCTGGCCAGACGGTTCCGTCCGCACGATTGTCGAGGTCGTCAGCCCGACGGTTGCCATCGTGGACTCGGACTGGCCGATCCAGGCCGGCGTGGTGAAGTACGACAATCCGAAGGCGTACCTCGGCCTTGAGGATCTTAAGACGGCCGTCAACCTTTCGCGTCCGAACACTCCGCTGGGCTACAGCCAGCGCCAGTATCGCGCACTCTGGTCGGAACTAGAGCAGCCCACCCGCTTCGCCGTCCGCATTCCATGCACGTTCGAGGCTCGATCTGGAGTCATCGCTGTCACCCGCACAAACCGATCGATCAAGACCGGCGACGTGGTTGCCATCGAGGGCGCAGGGGAGTCGGGTGGAACTCTTCAGACTACCGTCACCGGCACTGGCCCTGGTGTGATCACGATCAAGGACAAGACGTTGGTGTCCGGTTCTGGGTCGGTGACTCGGTTCTCGTCGATCGGCGGCACCGCTGGGTATGAGGATCTCCAGGACGATGGTTCAGCCATCCTGAAGATCGCCCGCCTCCAGGGGCGCGTCATCCTCTACAAGGACTCAAACATCTTCGTGGGACGATACACTGGGTCCGCTGAGCGCCCGTTCGAGTTCGAGCGCATCGTCGCGTCCCACGGTCGCAGCCTGTACTTCCGGAACACGCTGGTCTCGATCAACAACCGGACGCACTTCTACGCAGGTAGGAACCGGTTCTACCAGTTCGACCTAGTGACCCGCGTCCCTACGCCGATCGAGTCGGCCGACTACGTATCGAACCTATTCTTCGACACGGCCGACATCGCCGACACCGAGGAGATCTACGCTGCCGACAACCACCTCACCCAGGAGGTGTGGATCACGTGCCCGTCGTCGCCGACGAAGACGCTCTGCTTCGACCACGTCTACAGCACCTTCTCGACGATCGACTTCGCGTTCACTGCTGCGGCCCCGGTCAAGGATCCTTCCGCGCCACTGGTGAAGGAGACCTCGAACTGGTTCCTCATGGGCACCTCGAACGGTGTGCTCGTGCAGTACGGCCTGTCCGACAAGCCGAACGACGCCTGGGAGGACAAGAAGTCGATCTGGTATCGGCGCAACGCCAGGCCTTACAACGCCACCAAGGCATCGTACCAAGCGACGCTCTCCAGCGGCCTGATCCACTTCGGTGATCCGTACAACGAGAAGCGCGTCACCTCGTACAACCTCCAGTTCTCTAGCCAGCAGGTTGATGGACCGGTGGCCGAGGTCGCGTTCTACTCCGCGCTCAACCAGGAGTCCGACGAGTTCGCTCTGGGTACCATGGCGATCTCGAGCGTCGGAAGCCGTGGCCTGGTCCCGCTGCACACCATCGCCCACTACATCCGCGACGAGGTGCGAACCTACGTCCAGAAGCCGATCCGACTCCACCAGCGCACCTGGGAGTTCGGCCAGGTCGCCAGCAAGAGCTACCACCGGAAATGAGCTTCATCCGCAAATCGAATCCGGACACGGCAGACCGGCAGCTGCTCATGCTGCCCGATGTGCCCGTGCTGGACGGCTTGTCCAAGGCAGGCCAGGCGGCGTTCACCGACTGGTGGTCTCGTGTGCGCGAGGCCCTGAAGCGGGAGGATGACATACTGCGTGCCCTCATCGGAGAGGTTCGCGAGTCAATCCCGGCGCAACCCGCCGAGGAGCCTGACACCACCATCGTGCAGATCGGAGGGAGCGGATCAGGCGTCAGCCGGGAGGAGGTCGAGCAGATCGTCACCGAGTCGGTCGCGAACGCCGTGTCCAACGCGAGGTACACGCACTTACAAGGGGTGCCTGCTACCGAGTGGCTCATTGTCCACAATCTCGGGTGGAAGCCGTCCGCTACCGTCATCGACTCGTTCGGAAACGAGGTCTGCGGTGATGTGAAGCATGACTCCATCACGCAGCTTCGGATCAGCTTTACCAACGCCTTCAGCGGAAACGCCTACCTAACCTAGCCCAGCACCGATATGCCCAAGTTTCTCACGCCGATCAATCTCAGCAACCTGGAGCTCCAGAACGTCCTGCTCCAGAACACGCCCACCTCGAGCCTGCCGGTGACGCTCCGTGCTGGTCAGATCCTTTACGACTCCACGGTTCATCGTCCTGTGTGGAGCAACGGGTCTCTGTGGAACTACATCTACAGAGCTTCGACCACGCACGTGGACAGTGAGATCACTACGGTGATCCGAGACACCAGCGGCAACTTCTCTGCTGGCACGATCACGGCCGCGCTGTCGGGCAACGCCACCACGGCGACCACGCTCCAGACTGCCCGCAACATTGGTATCTCGGGAACCAAGGTCACCGCGACGGCGGCGAGCTTCAATGGTTCGACCGACGTGAACATCAACATCACCGCGCTGTCGGTGGTGCCTGGTGACATCGCGCTGGCCAACGGATCGTTCATTGTCGGCAACGGATCGACCGTCGGAGCTGCGACAGCAAAGAACCTGATCCCGATCTCCGGGTTCGGTGCTGCGACCGCCAACGTGTCGATGGGCGACAGCTACCGGATCACGAACCTCGCTGATCCCCAGAACCCTCAGGACGCTGCCACCAAGGCTTACGTCGACACCTTCTCCCAGGGACTGGACCCCAAGGAGTCCTGTCATCTGGCGACCGCAGTCAACCTCGCTGCCACGTACACCTCGGGTAACCAGCGCCTGACTGGTACGGTGAACGGTGGTCTGACTGTGGACAGCGTGCCTGTAGTTGCCGGCGATCGCATCCTCGTGCGGAGCCAGACCACGGCGACCCAGAACGGCATCTACGTCGTCACCCAGGCTGGTGATGCGTACACCCCGTTCATCCTGACCCGCGCTGCGGACTTCAACACCTCGGCCAAGGCGAGCCCTGGATCGTTCGTCTTCATCGAGAATGGCTCCGTCTATGCCGACACCGGCTGGGTGATGTCCTCTGACGCGGTGGTCACCCTCGACACCAGCAACATCAACTGGGTGCAGTTCTCGGGCGCTGGCTCGTACGCCGCCGGCCGAGGCCTGGTGCAGGTCGGTTCGCAGTTCCACTTCGCTCAGAGCACGGCCTACGCGGTCGGCGACATCTTCTACGCGAGTGGTGCCTCGTCGATCACCCCGCTGGCTGCAGCCGCCACGAACAACGCGCTCATCTCGAACGGTGCTGGTGTGGCTCCCTCCTGGGGCAAGATCAGCACGGCCACGCTCGCTCAGATCGCCGGCCTCTCGATCCTGGGCAACACGGCCAACTCCACCGCGAACGTCGACCAAATCACCGGTACGGCGAACCAGGTGCTGCGCGTGAATGCTGCCGGAAACGCCCTCGGATTCGGCTCGATCAACCTGGCTAATGCGGCTGCTGTCACCGGCATCCTCCCGATCGACAACGGCGGTACTGGCCTGAACGCGGTTGGTGCCCAGTACACCGTCCTGTCGAGCAACGGTTCAGCCGCCAGCTGGACCTCGGTCAACCTAAACAACATGACCTCCGGAACGCTGCCTGTGGCCAAGGGTGGCACTGGGAGCACGTTCTTCACGGTGGCTGGACCGACGGCGACCAGGACGTTCACGTTCAAGGACCAGAACGCGACGGTTCCTACTTTCTTTGCAACTACGATCACGGGAGACAACTCAACCGTGGCGTTCACGGTGACGCACAACCTCAACACCCGCGACGTGATCATCGCCGTCAACGAGAGTGCGACTCCATGGGCGCGGGTCTACACGGACGACGAGGCGACCTCGACGACCACGGCCACGGTCAAGTTTGCAGTTGCCCCTCCGACTGGAACAAACTACCGAGTCGTCGTCGTTGGCTTCTAAGCAGCAACTGGAGAGGTGCCCTGAGTCATGCCCAAATTCCTTAACCCGATCACCATAACCACCCCGGGTGGTTCCGCGCCACTGATCGTCAACAGTTCGACGCTGGTGACGAATCTAAACGCCGACCTGCTAGATGGGCAGCACGGTTCGTTTTACCAGAACGCTGGAAACCTAAATGCTGGCACTCTACAGGCAGCACGCCTACCAGCGTTTTCTGGCGGCGATGTCACATCCACTGCAGGAACTGTTGCTCTTACACTTGCCAACAGCGGTGTGACGGCTGGCACGTACACCAAGGTCACTGTCGATGCTAAAGGCCGAGTAACCACGGGCGCACTGCTGGCATCTGCAGACTTGCCTACCTACACCGGAACGATCACGTCCGGTCAGGTGACGACGGCGCTTGGTTTCACGCCGTACAACGCGACGAATCCGAGTGGGTACATTACCAGTACAGCGTCGATCACTGGATACTCTGGTGGCATCTCGGTTTCAGACTCGCGAGCCGTAGTTACCACACCCCAGAGCATTAACATGGGTGTGGTGTTTGACTTTAAGCAGAACACCACGGACGGGCTTTCAGACGGAGGGACGTACTTCGGAGAGATGACGTTTCGCCAGTACGGTTCAACGACCGACTGGAGTGGAGGGTTGTCACATCAGCTTGGATTCACAGACAACGGAAACATCTGGCAGCGCAGCGGAAGCAATACCACTTGGGGCGCTTGGAAGAAGCTGCTTGATACAAGCAACTTCTCATCGCACGCATTGCCTCTCAGTGGCGGAACGCTCACGGGACAGCTGTTTTCAAACTCCAAGATCGAGACCACAGGAGTAGTCACTGGATCGAGCTTCAGTGGAGCGGGGACTGGACTAACCGGAACTGCAGCATCACTTACCGCTGGCGCTGTACCGTGGACCGGAGTCACTGGGAAACCGACAACCCTTGCAGGATACGGCATCACCGATGCACTACCGTTGGCTGGAGGCACTCTTTCAGGACTGCTGACAGCAAGCGCGGGTATCACGATGACCGGGGGAAGGCTTTACGTCTCTTCTGCTGCGTCCGGCCAGACTTATGGCGGCACCGTCCACATCCGTGACGGTGAAGCCACTGGGGCTAACAACTCGTTTGCTGGCATCGCGTTCTCATCAGCGCCTGGAGCCGACTTCGTAATTGGCAAGTACAGCAACGCGGGTGTTGGAAGGCTGCAAATACGAAACCATCAGGCCACCGTTCTAGCTACGATTGAGGCAGACGGCAGTGCATCATTTGCAGGCGGACTGACGGCCACCAATTTTACCGGCCCAGGAACTGGCCTGACTGGCACTGCAGCCGGACTGAGCATCGGTGGTAGTGCGGTGCAGCTAAACGGACAAGCCGCGAGCTTCTACCAGAACGCTGGAAACCTAAATGCGGGCACACTCCTTGCAGCGCGGATGCCGGCGTTTACGGGAGGCGATGTCACGTCCACTGCGGGAACTGTCGCTCTGACACTCGCGAACAGTGGCGTCACTGCCGGCACTTATCGCTCGGTCACCACTGACGCTAAAGGAAGGGTCACCGCAGGGACTAACCCGACCACGCTCGCCGGCTACGGAATCACTGATGCTCTCCCTCTCACAGGCGGCACGTTGACAGGTGGATTGACCGGAACCACTGCGTCGTTTTCAGGGGCTGTTTCAGCCCCTCAATATGCTTGGGCGTCGAGCAAGGGGTACGAGACAAGCAACAGTGAGTACTCTGGTCCAAGAACTCTGTTTGAACTGGCATACGCACTTGCTCAAGCACACGGATCGAACGACAGCTTTAGATACAAAACCGTTCTAAATCGCCAGTCATGGAATGGTTCCGCGTGGATCACCGACAATTCAACGGCATGGACCAACGCGCTGACTCCTGATGGCGGTGGAACGACAGTAATCACTCAGGCCGAGTACGCTGCAGGCACAACAAAGAAGCGTTTCACGATCGACGTTGGCGGCGATTGGCAAAGAGCTAACCTGATATTTGTCCAGCGCGGATGGAATCAGTCTGACTGGGCGTTCTCACTAGAGGTTGAGCGGAGCACCGACAACGTCAACTGGACCTCTGACGGCGTCCAGAGTGTCCCCAATGGCCCTGGGTTAGCGTACTTCTCACAAGCTGACACAGGTCAGACGAGATGGTTTCGGATCACTGTAGCAGCCACACAGGTGATTACAGCGGGTGGTCTAACAATCATTCGTGTAATGGCGCTGGGGCCTCGATACGCGACTGTTCACCCGTTCACAGTTGACTACAGTAGGAACGTCTCGTTTGCCGCTGGAATCACGCTCGCGAACCCGATCACCAGCACGGTCGCAACAGGCACCGCTCCGTTCGTTGTCGCCAGCACAACTCAGGTCAACAACCTCAATGCCCAGTTGCTTGGTGGCCAGCTTAGTACGTACTACGCCGCCGCGTCGTCCCTGACGAACTATCTGCCGAAGTCTGGAGGAGCGATGACAGGTGCGTTGGCGCTGCACTCGACGGGGACCAACGGGTTCTACAACGGCACTGGGGACGCGGCCACTTACGCCCTCTACAACTTCAAGCTAGGCGGGTGGAACGGCATGGCGCTCGAGAACCTGGCACCTGGAGGCACATACCCGTCCCAGGTGGTCGGCGTCATCAACTTCCGGGAAGGCACGATCGACATGAAGGGGGGCTTCAAGGTGAACGGGGCTTCCGTCATCACTGAGAACCAGAGCATTACGATCAGTGGCGATGCGAGCGGTACTGGAAAAACGGCGATCAACCTGACTCTTTTGAGCGTTGGTACTGCTGGTACGTACCGATCAGTAACGACTGATTCCAAGGGCCGCGTCACTGCAGGTACCAATCCGACCACACTGGCTGGTTACGGGATCACTGATGCATTGCCGATCACTGGTGGTGCGCTTACCGGCACGATCTCGATCGACACCTCAGGATCTACCGCTCTTGTTAGCTCAGTCGTCATCAAGCGCAGCGGGCAGTCCTCCGTCAACTTTGGTCAGTACCCTGGTGCATGGCGCTCGGCTCTTCAGATTCAGAGCAACGCGAGCGACCGCCTATTGTTCCTCGCCCCGCCTGAGGCTGACTACCAGTTTGGTATGCTCCGTTCCGCGAATGGCGGACTAAAGATCGATGTCGGAGGCACTACAGCCAACCAAGGCACCAACGCAGTCACGATCGACACTGCAGGAACGGCCAACTTCCCGGTCGGCTTACAGCAGAACGGAAGCGCGGTTCTCACTGCTGCAAGCACCAGTGCACCGAACTTAAGCGTCGGTGGAAGTGCAGGTTCAGTTGCATGGACAGGAGTCACTGGGAAACCGACAACCCTTGCCGGCTATGGGATCACCGACGCCCTACCACTGACTGGGGGGACGCTCACTGGACAGTTGAATGCCAATAGCGGTCTAAGTATTAGCGGTTCACTATTTCAAGGAGACTACACTCGTCGGCAGATTGCACTGAGTGGTCCTGGCACAGCTAACTTTGGGAACTGGAAGCAGTTCATCCGGCTGTGGGCTGCAACGGGCTCAGGGAGCAACCTCTTCACGCTGAAGGTGTCTGTGCGCGGACAATGGAACTGGTCAGCAGTATTCGGAACAGTTGAGGCATACTACTCTCTTTACCTTCCGGCCGACAGCACGATCAGTTCACTTAGAGACTTCAGGATCACTCACGTTTCTGGGCCGGCCACTGACAATATCCGCCTTGGTGATGCGGTGATTGAGAACGGTTTCGTTTCAATCCCAGTGTGGTGCGCGAACACCAACGGATTAGAGGCAACCGTTGAGCAGTGGACCGGGGCCAAAATACTCGGGACTGTAACAACAGCAGTATCAGAGGCTCTCCCGGCATTTATCGCTCCAAGTTTCAGGGGTGGGCTCACTTCAAATGGTCCGTTGATCATCACTGACTCAAACAGCGGCGTGTTTTTGCCGTCTACAAACGACGCTCGTTTCAACATTCAATCCGGCACCGCTGGAGCGTGGCTTGACATCCGCAGCGAAACCCTCGGCTACGCGGCTGTAAACCTCTACGGAAGCACGGTAGCTACTGGCCGATGGTCCGCTGGCATGACTGGCGGCAACTCGAACTACCGCATCACCTCTGGAGCCCAAGGCGCTGGAACTGTGTTCATGGAGATGAACAGTTCGACCAACGCCACCAACTTTCCAAACGCTCTGCAGCAGGGCGGAAACCAAGTTGTTCACTCTGGTAACGTCGCAAGCTACGCCCTGCCAATCGGTGGTGGTACTGTCACGGGACAGGTTCTGATTGGCTCGTACATGAGCCTCAACTCTTCCGCCTCGATCATGGGAATGGTTGGGTTCAATCGGAATGCTGCGACAGGGGCGATCTTCAACGCATCCTACGGTGCGTACCAACTTCACAACAACACCGGCACACTTGAGCTTCAGGTCTATAATTCGGCTGGTGGTTTTGTTGGAGCACACACGTTCAACAACAGTGGAAACGTAGCGTTCTTGACCGGCACGGTAACGGCCGGTGGGAATCAGGTCGTACACGCTGGCAACGTCTCTACCTACGCTCTTCCTATTGGAGGTGGAACGCTGAACGGAAACCTGACAATGGGTTCTGGTTACCAGCACCGCGCTTCTGATGGGTCTGCATCTGCTCCTGGGTATTCGTTCAGTGCGGAGACCAGCACCGGCATATATCGGTCTGGCACGAACACGTTGGCGTTCTCCACTGGAGGAACTCAGCGGGTCACGATCAATGGTGTTGGGGCGATGAATGTGACCGGTGCTATCACTCAGGCTGGAAACCAAGTCCTCCACGCGGGCAACTACAACTCCTACGCGGTGGACAACACCAAGCGGGTGAAGCAGTTCTTCTGGGACAGCCTAGGCGCATCCACCACTCAGGCGCGTCGATTTGAGATCGCACGTATCGCGATCGACATCGTCAACTGGAACCAGGTCGGCACGTTCGAGATTGAACTGCACGAGCAGTACTACAGCAAGGGCATCAAGAAGCGATACGCCGTCCGGTACGGGTATTCAGGCACTCGCCCTGGATTGACGCTGGTTGAAATGACTGGCGCTGGTGACAACAACTTCCAGGTTGTGCTCGGTTCCGAGCAATTAGTCAGCGGAAACCACTACTACCTGCCGATCTACGTCGATGTGCGCTACTACTCGTTCGTGGACGTGCGCGTCACCACGTCGCGCCAGATCACGACGAACAGCACGCCGCCGGTCGGGTACACCTACATCAACAGCAGCCCGACTCCGACCAACATCACCGACTTCACCGCTGATAGTACGGTTGACATCTCGAACGCGGCGACAGCGTGGCAAGCTGGTGGCAACGTGATACTCCACGCCGGGAACTACAACAGCTACGCGCTTCCTCTCACGGGCGGCACGCTTACAGGAGGACTGTCTGGCACGACTGGATCGTTCAGCGGAGAAGTGACGTGGTCTGGTTGGAACTCTGGAAACGCTCGTGCCGTCCGCATCGGTTACTCTGGGGGCAATTACGGAGGTATTGGGTACGGCATCAACTACACATCCACATCTGGATCACACACATACGCATTCGCCGATGCTGTAACTCGCATCGATCTTGCGGACGGTATTCAGGTCTACAGCGCAGCTGCTGGAACAGCTGGTGCCGCTGTGTCGTGGACGACACTATTGGAGGCGACACGAGGAAACGGAAACCTGAGGTGGAAGGGGAACACGGTCCTCGACAGCAACAACTACAACAGCTTCGCGCTGCCGCTTAGTGGTGGCACGATGACTGGAAACATCATCCTTCCCGCAACTGGCTACGTCGGTTTGAACGGTGGGTCTACTTACGGAATTGGAACACTTGCAACAAACCGTAACAGCGGTGTTTTTGACACGGTTGAGTCAACTGGAACAGACCCTCTTGAACTGAACTACTATCAGGGCGGTGCGGTTAAGATTGGTTCAGGTACTTACGGAAGCAAGTCACTGTACGCAGCGGGTATATTCGATGGGGGAAACCAAGTAGTACACGCTGGCAACGTCTCGTCCTACGCACTTCCGATCGGTGGTGGAACTGTTACCGGAACGCTCGTAATAAATGGCGGCGACTGCCTCCGCGTCTTTAAGGGTGGAGCGTCGTCGGTCACATCTCACATCTACTGGGCCAACACCGGGAACACTATCGCCTACAACTGGCAGATTGATGAAAACAACAACGCCGCCATGTGGGGATACGGCGGCACCGCATGGGCGAAGCTGTTGACTGTCACGGCAGCGGGTGCTCTCACTGCAGCGGGTTCGGTCACCGCAACCAGCTTCTCTGGTGCTGGTACAGGGCTCACGGGCACTGCCGCGAGCTTGAGCATAGGAGGCAGCGCAGCCCAGCTGAACGGCCAGGCTGCTTCGTACTACGAGAACCGCGACACGACTGCCGTGGGGTTCTCTGGTGGTACGCTGACGCTGACCCGCGCTGCAGGAAACCTCACGACCAGCCTCGACGGACGCTACCTCCCATTGACGGGCGGCACACTGACCGGTGAACTCACGATTGCCACTGGCGCTGCAACTGGACTCCGCGTCAATTCCCCAGCCGGTACCCAAGGCTTCTGGCTCCGTGTCGGTTACGACACTAATGGAACAGCGACACCTGTTGCATCGGCACTCAACACAATGCTCCAGTCAAGCGGAAGCTCGGCTGGGACGTTCACGATCGTTTGCGGAAACGACAGGGTAGCAACGCTTTCAAATGCTGCTGCGAACTTTGCGGTCGCTCTGCAGCAGAACGGCAATCAAGTCCTACACGCTGGGAATTACAACAGCTACGCAATGCTCACATCGGGCATTCCAAGCGGAAGCGATCAATACGTC